TTAAGAGATTGGAACAAGCACGGGTAGATATTCTTGAATTTAAGATTCGTATGGAAAGAGAACATGCTAAATTCAAGGAAGCTGAAGCTGCTAAAGAGGAAGCAATTCTTAAGAAACGTACAGATGCTCTTAAAAAATTAAAAGAAACTGTCACGGCAATTGATACTTTTGATCCTGAATCAGGTAGTGCTAAATTAGCAGGCTTGATTAAAAAAGCTGGAGAAGAAGCAAAGACTGCGGGATTAGATCCAAGGGCTGCATTTGAATTGTTACGCGAAGCTCGTGCGGCTGAAGTATTGTTGCAACGGAAAGAACAAGCAGATGCTTTACGTTTAAGGCTTGAAAATGTACGTAAAGGTGTTGAAGCTGAAAAAGTTGCATTAGAACGACTTAATGATTTAAGAACTGATAGTCAGGCTAAACGACAACAAGCCTTATTACAGTTCTTAGATGTGTCTGAAGAACGCGTAAAAGCTTTACTTGATTTTACAACACAATTGGATCCAACAAATAAAAGTATACCTGGGCGAATAGGAAATTTCGCCCCGAGTAAGGAAGATTTTTTAGCACGTGAAAAAGTACGAAACGCTGAAGTACAGATACTCAGTTTAAGAACACAATTACGTGCTTTAGACCGTGAAGTACAAGCTGATGATTTCACAGAAGAACGTCTTCAAAGAGTTACTAAAGCGTGGGAAAAAGTTCTAGCTACTCAAAAAGAAATAGCTAAACTGAATTTACGTGTTAAACCGGAAGGCCTACTGAATTTTACAGATAGAGGTCCTGTTGAAGCACGTGATGGAAGTTTGGTTTTATCGAGTGGAGATGAACAGGGACGTAAAGCAATTAGTTTATTGAATGATATGAATGAAGCATTTAAAAAATATCAAAAAACTGTTATAGAAACTGAAGATGCAAATCTTGCTGTTGCTACTATGACTGATAGTTTGGCAGCAATGAATGAAACAACTACCAATCTTGAAACAACTCTTGAAAATTTGAAACACACATCTGTTAATGTGACAGATGAAATGATAAAAGGTGTGCAAGCTCTTGAAGCAGCATATGCACAACTTCAAGTAACTGTTCAAAATATAAATTTGAGAGACAGAGGTGGGGGAGGTGGGGGAGGTGGGGGAGGTGGAGGAGGAGGGGGAGGTCCAGTGTTTTCGGGCAATCCACACATTCTTCCTTCCAATCAAGCAGCACCGAACATTCGCAACTTCAATGGTGCACGAGATATTGCAGGTGCACGTGGAACCAATGTCACATTTGGGGATACACACATAACTGCCGCTGCTGGAACAACAGAGCAACAAATTACGGAGATCGCGAACGGTCTCGAACGTCGTTTACGACTTGGTTTAGGGAGAAGAATATAATGCACGGAATTAGTCTCCGACAAATGATCGGAAATCAACTTGTACGGGCTGGTGAAGTTATACAGCCTAAAAGAGGTATTGTGCCTTTTAAAGACACAATCACTTTTCGAAATCGATTTACAGCCAAGGTCATGCGTATCGTTGATCATGTAAAGATCAATGGTATTTGGGTACCTGAACGTAAGATGGTTTTTTCGACACAAGGTTACAATGAGATCACCATTGTTGGGAAAAATCATTTGTTGGATGTGGTATTTGGCAATTCTACTCCAGTTACTCAAATTGATCCATGGTATGTTGGTCTAATTGACCAATCACCAACACCTACAACCAGTGAAAATGACACATCAGCATCTCATGCGGGTTGGGCGGAAAATACTGATTACGCAGGTAATCGTAAAGAATGGGATGATACCAATTCTGCTTCCAAGGTCAAAGGTACGAATACTGTTTCAACCTTTGTTATTGATACTACAGCAGAGATTCATGGTATTTTTATTGATAGTCTTGCAACGACTACTGCTGGTATTCTTTGGGCAAGTGGTTCATTTGATTCTTCTTTGAATGTTGTTAATACAGATGAATTGAAAATCACTTACGGTATACGGACTTAAGAATGCCAACTGTTTCATTGAATCAACAACTAATCTTAAAACCTGATGGCTCGCCTGGAACCGATGATGACGGTTCCCGAGATGGGCGGTTTCTCACAGGTCTTGCACCCGCGGCTGCTTGGCAGAATGAATCTGTTTATTGGACGATTCACGATCTTCGTCCAGGTTTCATTAATATTATGCCACCTTTCGGTGGTGCCATGACAGCAACATCTATCAGTTGGTTGCGATTTAATTTACCTTTTCCTTCAATTACTCAAGAACCTTTTATTCGTTTTGTACGTGCCTTTTTTGTTTTTCATTGGAATCCTAATCTAGCTGTCCCATTAGGACATCCAGATAGAGATGCTAATGTGAACAGAGGTCATCCAGGTTTTCCCAGAATACGTATTGTTCCAAATTGGCACGTTAATTTTCAACAAGCTCCTATTCCGGCTTCATCTCCGCATGGAAACAATATATGGAATTTTGCAGGTACGAATGGGCGAACTATTGATTGGGATGATAATGCCACTTGTTGTGAATTTGGTACAAATGTTGGGGTAGTAACAACACCAGATTTCTCGCAAGAATTATTTGATATGACGGTAAATGCAGAAAATATTCATCCAAATGGTACATGGTCTCCTGGAGATCATTTAACATTTTTATTGGATGTTGATCTTTTTTCTGTTACACGTCAAATGACACGTGAATGGCATTTTCGATCTTGGTCTTGGAATGCAGAAAATAATAGTAGTGAACATTCAACATCTCCGTTGTTAGTTGTTGAATACACTACGGATATGCCTGCACCTGATACGTATGATGAACAGGTGATCCACGATCTTATTATAATTCATGAATGGGATGAGATAACTATTTCTGAATGTCCTACACATGAACTTGTTATTTTGCAAGAGTTTACTGTTCAACGTGTTTTTAACAAATCAATTACAAGTGTTCTTCTTATTGATCAAGATGTATCAGGAACCTTTATTCTTGATGCAACTGTTGAACATGTTTTGGTATTGGAACAAGAATTTGCAACTTTAGGTTCGTATGGAAAATCAGTTACACATACACTAGGTATTACTCAATTTGTATTAGCTGATGTAGGTTTGTATAAAGAGATTCAACATGAATTGACTTGGGTTCAAACTATAACTGTTGTTAAATGTCATAGTGAGTCAATAGAACATTCTTTATTCATTGATCAACTTTCACATTTAGTGATGCAGTTTGAACAAAGTATCACTGATCATTTATGGCTTATTCAAGAAATTGGTGTGGAACTTGTTGGTGGTGAAGCACATCAAATTGTGCACACGTTAGAGATCACACAGACAATTGATTTGAATTTTTGTTTGCATTTTGATCTTGAGGATACAATTACATTTGAACAAACTATTTTAGGTATTCTTTGGTCAGGTGGTGGTCCTAGTACAACTGTTGTTTGTGGTACTGGAATTTATGAGTATCAACCACAAGGTGATACACCTACAAAACCAGCAATTACCTTGTTATATGATTTCAAGATCGATTATCCAACTACCAGTCCAACAGCAACTGTTACATTGCCTGCTCCTGTAATGGGGGATATTGAAGAATTAACTGTTACACGTATTCAAAGAAAATCTCGTGGAGGGGATGCTATAAGTTACAAAGCAACACAATGGCCAACTTTTGAAATTAGGCAATTTTCTTTCCAAACATTGTCAGATGCCCAAAAAGACGCACTTTTAAATTTGATTGATTTATCTCTTGGTGATCTAGTTAGGGTACGCGATCATGAAAATAGAACTTGGGACGGTTTGATAGTGAATCCGAATGGAGAATTTGCAGAAGTTTTCAATGAATGTGGACATTCTGCACAGTTTTGGTTTCAACCTGTAGCGGAGGTATAATTTCATGTCAAATGTTAATCATCCTATTTATGATTTAGTACGTTTGGGTATGATTTTATTATTTTTATGGGGTTTATTGTATTATAATGCATCTGAATTTGATGCAACTGAATTGAAAGTTATTGGGGGGATGGCTATTGCATTATGTGGTTCAAAATTTATCGAGCGACAAATAGCTAATTGGACAAATAAGCGTGAAAATAAATGAAATTCATAGTTATATACGCTCCGTATCCTACATCAACTGCGGCAATTATTTTGCCTATGTTTGATTTTAGTGATACACGTATGGCACAATCTCAATTACAAGTATTACGTGCTTTTAATGGAGATTTACGTACACATAAAAATTCACACTCAGCTAAAGCTGTACATAGTTGGAATTTTCAAGTTACACGTATGAAAGCATTGGAGTACAAAGCTTTTTTTCAACTTCATGCAGCTGATCTTTGGAAAGTTGAAGAACAATCAAGTAGTGATTCTTGGATAGGGTATGTTAAACCAAATCCCTTGACTCTTAGTATGGATAAAATTAGTCAGATTTCTGATAGTCGTGAAAAGGTTAATCTCTTAGTTGAATTTGAAATCATTGAATGAAAACATTAACAACTAATGCATTAACAGAGATTGCAAAACAGTACGCAACTGAACCTGTTACTATTGTTGAAATAGAATGGGTTGCGGGAAGTGTATCGCAGTATGCGGATAAAGCGATTCTAGGAATTGATGGTAAAATTCTTAGTGTTGGTAATCTTGAGTCTGCTTTAACAATTCAGAAAGCACAAACAGCCCAAGTTCCTATATCACTTGATGATACAAGTGGTGAGATTAAAAGGATACTGGATCAAACAGACATACATAAGAAACTTGCCACTGTCTACCAATGGTATGGCGGTCTAGTAGATGCTGACAAGTTTGTTGTGTTCAAAGGTCAAATTAGTACACCTTTTGAATGGAAAGAAAAAGCTCGTTCGATTGATTTCACTATTTTATCTCAAGTTGAATCTTATCAAATAGGTTTTTCACCTGAAGAAGGTCAACTTGATTTTGTTGCATCTGATTTGGAAGGTCAATCTTGGCCATTAGCTATTGGACGTGTGAAACATGTACCTGCAAAGAAAGTTTCACAGAAAAAAGTTGCATTTCTTCTTGAAGCTTTTGGACGTGTTGACATTACATTGTATCAACGTCTAAGAGACTTAGAAGCTGATTATGGACGTGAAAGTTTCATGCTTCATTTTTGGATACTCGTTATGCGTGGTGCTAATGCAATTGCACCTGATGTGTCTTGGATCTTGAATGAGTATGTTAAAGCAATCATAAATGAAGATAGAATACGTCCAACAGTTTTAGCTTTACTTGCACTTTTAACACGTGTTCGTAGAGTAGCACAACGATTTGCGAATGCGGGTGCAGTAGCACGTGGTATTCGTACACAAATTCGTCAAATACAAAATGCTTTGCAAATTATGGCAGCTGCTGCAAATGCAATTTTTATACGTAAAAAAGTTCTTCAAGAAATGTGTCGTTTGGCTGAATTTGAATATGAGCAAAAGAAAAGAGCAGCTCAGAATCAAATTAACACGTATAATAAAATGCGTGAAATTCATGCAGATTACTTAGCTGTGTGGAAAGAAATTTGTAGACAATCTCAGTTGTTGAAAACATGTGTCAAAACTAAAGATGGAGCAGAAATCTTTGGTGCAGGTGCAGATGTTGATGTCATAATACACAAGGTTAGATTTCGTGTTCAATTTGATACAGATGATGTAATGTGTTATGTAGCAGGACCATTAGCTTATGATAAAGACATTGCAGTAGATGCTTGGAAACCAGATGATGATCCTTGTTCAGGTATTGAGGACATCGATGGTGCTAACCTATTTTGGTTAGAAGCAACTATTGATGTTAATGGTGATCCTGAATCTATTCCTCAGCTAGAAGACACATGGATCTTGGTAAAGAAACGTGGTACTGATGACTCAGATGGATCAAAAGATCGTCACATACTGAAAGTCACAAAACAAGTTGGTTTGAAAATTTATTTTGAACTGGTTGAATGGGACAAAGGTGGTTCAGGTGGTTTCCCACGTGGAATGAATTTGGCTAACATTGTACGGGAAATTGTTGATACACCATTGTATCCTGGGCCATTTGGTTATTGGTACCCTGAAGGTTTCTTCACTGGTGACTATGACCCAAATATCTGGAATAGACCTGAAGCAGAAATGCTTTTGTCAATTTTACGAGCAACTGGTCCTGTCAGTAAAGATGAATTGACAACTTTAACAAAATTGGTCTATTTGCTTCCAAATGATATTCTGGGAGATACAGTTTTTGCTGTAGCACCCGGACTTCGTGATATTTATACAATAATAGGTTCAGATGTTGGAGAAGTTGTTGAAGTTTCTGGTCTCATCCCTGAAAATTGGTTAACTCGATATAGTATTCCTTATGAGGAATTACCTGAAAGTATGTTCTGGAAAGCTGATTCTGGATCTAGAATCGAAGAAGACGGTCCAGATTGTGACATTTATATTGCAAATATTCTCCCATCCACAGTTAAGTCTGTGAGTGCTTATCGAACAAATGAAGATGGTCTTCGATTTTTGGCACCTGTACCTTCAAGATATTATATCAAAAATGAAAGTGCAAACTTAGGTTCAATTGATGTAACATCTTTAACATTTCCAACTTCGTTAGTTTTGATTCCTGGTGAAAATTGGGAAGAAGTTGTCTATGTTTCATTGATTTCACCTGTTGGTCCAAGTGTTGTTGATTACATTCAATATATTGTTGAGACCTATACTGACAAAACGGTTAATGCTTCTAATTTTGCAGCGATCAAAGCAAAGTTACAAAATGGCGGAGAAGAACTTTATCCTGTGGATTTTTGTACTTTTGAACGACCAGATGCACTAGAAGAAATACGTCGTACAGCTTGGGAAGCACGTTTAGGTGTTTTGTTAATAAATGATGAAATGTTCCTTAAATACTTATCTGAGGAACCTTCACAAGATACAACATTAGATGAAGGAGATTTTGAATTAGACTCTTTGAAAATTGCATACACAAGAACAGAAGAACTGGTAACAGTTCTTACATCGACATACAAGATTGATTATCTTGAATTAGAACAAGGAGAAGAAGATCCCAAAGTTATTTTACGTCATAACGTGAAAAAATATGGTGCACATCAAAGTGAAGAATTTTTTCATATTTATACAGACAGAGAATTGGTTTTAAAGTCTGCAACCTTTTGGTTGATCCGATATTCAAATACGTGGAAAAAAGTTCATGTATCTGTTTTCCATTCACGTTTGAATGTTGATACTTTGGATACTGTTTTACTACAACTTAGTTCAACTTTTGTGTCTAATGCAGATGTGAAATGTGTTGTAGAAGAAGCTGTTTTTGATTCAGTATCTAATCTAGTTGAATTCGTGTTACATACAGGTATTCGTGCAGGAGAGATGGATCAATACAAATTCTTTTGGCCAGCACTTGGAAGTGATGAATTTCCAACAGCTGCTGAGATCACAGAAGGTAATGCTGGTGGTTTTGGACCAGGATCAGTTGTTACTGGTACAATTGGTGATTGTCCTGAAAGTTAATTATGCCTAGAAATAATGATTTTGGGGATCAATTCCCTGGTGACGGTGATGACCAAGCTCCTGGTGATCCGTTAGCAGGTTTCAATGAAATCGATTATGATCCAAGTCCACTAGCTGATCCTAAATCTTTTCAAACAAGATCCAAAGATGATTTTATTCCAGATTTAGGGATAGAAAATCCTGAACCCGTGGAACGGGATTCTTGGTCAGGTGTTGTTATAGAAGTTGTTGATAAATTTGACGTTTGGCCAAGGCGTTACAATGTTCTTAAGCAGGACGGTGAAGTTGTTCAGGCATTCACAACAGAAGTTGTTGATCGGCAGGTTTTAGAGATTGGAAATCCTGTAACCATTGAACGAGGAACAATTCAAGGTGAATACATAATTATTGGGAGTACTCGTCCCAAAGAGTTAAGTTTCTTGGATTTAACAGCATTTGGAACTATTCACAGTACCGTACCTTTCAATGTTGATTATAATTTTATTAACACAGAAGGGCCAGTTGATGATTTATTTTTAGAAAAACAGGAAAGAAAAGATTTTACCTCCAAGATGGATGGATCAGTTGAAATTACAGGAGAAGGTGAATTTTTAATAGAAGTAGATTGGGGTGTTACTCTTGGTACAACAGATGATCCTGCTGAAACTATTTCAGCTATCTATACACAGACAGGTTGTTGGCGTTTTCAAGAATTAGAGGATGCAACAAGAGCAGCTAAATGGATCAAGTCACCAAAGATTTGGTTCAACGAACAGAATGGATTTAGGTTACAATATGATCCAGAAGACTGTACAGCGAATATATCTTTGTACAGTGAAAAAGAAGACACGATTCTGAATCAACAGTATCCCGAATTATCAGTTGGAGTAAAAGATCCAAATGTATGGCCTTATTGGACAGATGAACCAAAAATTGGTAATAGTATCCAAATTGGTACACAAGTCCATCAGGGATGGGTCAAGATTGGTTCAGAACAGGAACATGTTTGGTTGTCAAAAGGTGGTTTTGGTGGCCGTTTAAAATTGAAATTTCCATCTGGTCCACCTTGTGGTTCAGATCCTGAGACTGTAAGTACCATTCAAAGTTTTTCAGGATTCTTATATGCACAAGCTGTTTTTGGTGAATGTGTTCAATTAGGTTGGAGAAGACCTGGAAAAACAGGATCATTTAAAGTTCTTAGTTGTGACATTGATCATTATGACTATTGTTACACATACGTTCCAGGTGAAGAAGTTCAGTATTGTCCAGAACCTGTTCATGCTTGTTACACTTTAGAATTTCAAAATGGTTTATTCATTGGATCAGGATCACAATTTGATAAAAATCCTACAAGACCTGGCGTCACATATTGTTGTTGGAAAGATCCTGATCCCTTTGATCCATGTGGTCAACTTGAAGATCCTGATCCCAGAATTAAATGTACACTTTCTACTTGTGCAAGTTTGTCTCAAGGTTTAGGTAACCCAAAGGAGATGTGATGTCCCGCAGCATCAAAAGACTAAAAGTTGGTTGGATTTGTCCTTGTATTGGTGTCGGTGGTGCTGATGCTCTTATGCTAGGACTTTGCCGTTATGCTCATGATCTCGAATTCACAGGAATTGCAGTACGAAATCAACATATATACCAAAATTATGATTGGGCTTTGAAAATGATGGGTGGACCTTTGGTTCCAATTCATCAGGAAGATTATAATCAAGGTTGTGTGGAAGGAATGCATTATCACGGTGATTTTGCATCTGCTGTTCGTGCTGCTTGTTTTGATGCAGACATTATAATCACTTGGTGTGTTAAAGATGTTGCACAGTATTTATGGTCTTTTGAACGTCCACTTGTGGAATTAGCTCAAAATACTGATACTTATGCACGTGAGACTTGTAACACAAATTTTGATACTGTAGACTTTACAGTTGCATGTTCACACGCTGCAAGACAAGTTTTTAATCATCCAAACAGTGTCAATGCTGTTATTTATAATGCAGTTGATCCAGGACGTGTAACTCCGAAATTTGGTGGACCAACAATTAGAAAACTTTGGGGATACACTGAAGATGATAAAATAATTCTTTATATGGGTCGTCTTGTTGAAGAAAAGAATCCTGAAATTCTTCTTGGTGCTTTACAACATCTTCCAGATGAATGGAAACTTTTAGTTGTTGGATCAGGGTACTTAGAGGAAAATTTTAGTAAAAGTTGTTCTAATCTTGCAGCAGGACGTGTTGCTTTTCTTAAACCACAATTCCATGTTGGTGATTTGTTAGCAATGGCAGATGTATTTTGTTTACCAACAGACTTTGAAGGTCATCCATTAGCTGTTTGTGAAGCTTGGTTAGCTGGTTGTCCTGTTGTCACAACAGCCATACCAGTCATGGACGAATTAACAAAACAATTTGGACAACTGGCCACAATTGTTCCTCAACGACCTGAGCCTAAAGTTTTAGCAGATGCTTTAGTACAAGCAGTTGAACCCACAGATGAGAATCTGGCGATGCAGCATCGTGCTCAAATGGTAACTTGGTCTGAATTTACACTTCCAGCTGCATCTGCTAAATGGGAAGCTTTTCTTTCTCAATGTGTTGATAAATGGTACAAAGCACAAAGAATAGGAAAAATTCTTCCAATTAAGCAAGCTGTACCTAAACTTAACAGTTTTGCAAAACTCAAAACTGTAGAGGGAATGTGATGCCGTTAACAACACGAGGCAAACCAAGCACACAAGTTTTTTGTGGTTTATCTGCTGGTGCTACAAGTGGTGCTAGAATAGAGTTCCAAGTAAACGGTGTGAAGAAACGTGACTTGGAATATTCAGATGCTGAAGATTTAGCATCTGTTATCACTCTTACAGGTAGTATGGTACTAGCTGTTGAAAAAGGTGATATTCTTAGAATACGTGTATTCCCTGTTGCTACTGATGAGTCTGTACCTGTGACTCTTCCTAGTGGTCGATCTTGGTTTCATATGAAAAGACTCAGGCAATATGGATAATGGTGTCTATGCACAACGAATGCTTACAGCTTTTAATAGGAATAATCCTGTAACAGCAGATTTAACATATCCTGAGATACAAGATCGTTTTAAGTATTGTAAAACTTGTGAGAAATTTACAGGCAAAAGTTGTAAAGTAATTGGATGTGACTTTGAAGATCACATTCGAATTCTTTTTAGGGCAAAACGTGAATGTCCAAAAGGATTATTTTAAAATTCAAAATTAAAGAAAAGGATATTTATGTCAACCAATAAAGATTCAAATAAGGAGTTAGTTATGTGGAAATGGATTACGACATTACTGACAGCATTAGCTATCAGTAACCTAGGAACAGCTTTGGCTTTTCGAATATCAGATGAACATATTGCAAAAATAGCATCTCAGTCTTTTTCAGATGCTAGTCGTGAAAAAAGTATGTATGCTACATCAGGTGAACGAAGAGTGCAACAATTAGAGAATGAGCTTGCATCGATTCGGAAATCTTTATCTCGAATTGAAGGTAAACTTAATATTCCTATTCTTCCTGAGGATTAAGTTCAGTATGTATCTGACTTGATCTTACATCTCGATCACCTTGATATTTACCGTCATAGGTAATGTCTGTTGGACCTATTGGTTCATGGTAAAATATCTGACATACTTTCATGTATGGATAGACACGTAAGGGATGTATCACGATAATTTCTAAAGTCCAATTACCTTGAAATCCAAGGTCTCCGAACCCACCAGTCACATGTATGGCCATACCCAAACGGGCGAAGGATGAACGTCCTTCTATCATGGGGACGTGTTTGTCTGTACGTGTGAATTCTTGTGTCTTTCCTAGATACAGGGTTCCTGGTTGCAGAATATAACCTTCTGTAGGAATTTCAATTCTACGAATTCGGTTATCGTGTTTGCAATCAAGTACAACTTCTTCATATACTTTCAATACAGGTGAGAGTGTTAAGTTGTAACTATTTGGACCAATGTTTTCTTCTTTGTAGGGATCAATTCCTATTGCACCTGTCTGCACATGTAGCATGATCTCGCGACCTGTTAAGATGCTCATTTTGCTCTTTCTATTTGTCACCAAAGTACATAGGATCACCACTTCCATCATAGGTGATTTCAAGTGACTCCCCGCCACCGAAGTTAACAGGACTGTGGAAGATGTATTTCATGCTCAGTCTCCGTTTTCAGTAAAATAGAATGTGATCGCAGATCCAGCTAATCCGTACAAAGCTTCAGAAGCTAAGCTAGAATAAAAAGTTGACACAATTGCTGCACCAGTGAGCATGATTGCCAGTATAGCTCTCACTATAGACTTCATTTTTGGTGCCCACCAAGGTTTTTCATGTTCCATCATACCACCGGATTAAAAAAAGTTGTTAAAGTTTTTACATAACCACGACGTGTTATGTCACAGTCGTATAATGAGTCATGTGTTCTGAGATCATCAACATCAACACCAAGACGACGAGCCACGGTTGTCAGTGTCATTAACCTAGGAAATGGTATTTCCATTGCATTAAAATCTGCAAAATCATTCATCATACAAGCTATGACAAATAAATCTCGAATCCTGGAGTCAAACATTGCATTATAGTGTTCCCAACCAATCCATTCCTGGATGTGGGGTTTATCAAAAGCTGCATAGTTGAAACCAAGTGGAACAATTCGTTTCTTTTCAGGAAGATGAAGTTCTGTATTCCAATTTTCTAAAAGATCCGCAGCAGCCATACGATCCATTCCAGTATCAAGAGCTTTTTGAATAACATCTCCTGATTTACGACGAGCTTCGGAGTCGATACGCTCAGGATAGTTTGGTTTGAGATAAATATCAAAAACAGGATAAACTGTTGAAGGTTCAAGTTTTGCATTAAGAGGGCAAATAGATATTTGCACAATTTCATGATAGCCTGGACGTAAACCAGTTAATTCTGTATCAATTGAACACAGAAGATGCTGGTTAAGATGTTGCATTGATTCAGCCATTATGCTTCCTTTATCCAAAGGTGTTCTTCTGATATACCAATAGTTTGGACATTTTGTTTGTCAGCTTTGTAATTTTCTTCATGGTATGCTTGAGGTTCAGCATATACACTTGCTGACCATTTAGTATGATCTGTCCAATAGTGCATTGAATGAATAAGTGGACTATCATACCCACTTAAAATGACTGTGCCTTTCATTGTGCCAATTATTGACAACATTTCCCGCAGATCACTTTCCTTGAATTTTATTTTGTAGATTCCAGGATCAGTACCTACGTATGGTGGATCAAGATAGAACAAAGCATCTTCACTATCATAGTCACGAAGAATCAATTTGAAATCTAAATTTTCAAGTTGGAAGCGACGAATGTTCCAGTGAATAGATTCAAATACTTCAAGTGATTTGGGAATCTTAAAAGGTGGTATACCATTCGTTGCACGTCCAAAGCATTGACCTTTTGCAATGACCGAGCAACGGATCATATAATACCATTTAGCTGCACGTTCAACAGGATCATCTGTTTCACACCAAGTTGCACGACATCGCTCCCATTCTTCACGAGATAATGGGTGTCGTAAATTACCAAGTTGATGTATAAGATCCTGTGTCATACTTCCCAATTGTAAGCAACGATAAAAATCTACGATCCCTGAATATGCATCATTGAATACCATTAAAGGACAATCGGGCATGTTCAAAGAAACGATACCAGATCCTCCAAAGACATCAATCCATTTGTTACATAAATGGCTTTTTAAGATTGGAATCAAGGTTGGGAGGCTCTTGGCTTTTCCACCAACCCAACCAAATGGAGCCTTTTGAAACTTACGTGTTGTGTCTTTGAGATCGTTATCTGATCCAAGATCAAATAAATCATTCAGAAAATCATCGGACATTTTGTTCCTTCCACTGTTATTTTAATCATCGGTACTGCACGATTTTCAGCATACAAATTTCTTCAAATTCAGTGAGTTCCATTTGCATCCGGTTCGACGGTTTCCCTGATAAGGTCTTGCAGTTGGGTGAGTTGGTGCCCACCAGCGGACCAGCCACAGCAGCCCCAGTGGATATTTTTGGCGACGTGGAGCACTGACGTTCCGGTGAAAGTGTGTTCGATAGGGTTATCGCTCACGCTACCATCTTTGCTCACGTAGCGGCGATCATACTTGAGCACATCGTTGTCCCACCAGAGCCGGATACGGTTGGTGTTGAGTTTTCCGGGTGCTCTTGCAGCGGGTGGTGGAACATTTGCGTAGGTGAATTCCAACATTTGTATTCTCCGTTGATTGGTTGAGTTGTTCTTACACCATTCAGGCAAAGTGCCACCTTAAAACCAAAGAACCAAGGAAAATGGACAAAGTAATTCGGTTAACAAAAAATTCTTGTTTGTCCCAACCCAACAAACATGATTTGCCTATGTTGGCCCATGTGACTTCATCAGGTTTTCTTATCATCAGTATCCTTTCCAGAAAAGTCGATGATTGAAATCGGAAAGATGTTCAAGTGGTGTTATCTTGACACCACGACTTATGAGTAACCAAAGAACAGGAAACAGTTGAATCTTGTCATTGGTCACACGTTGTTGTGCGAGATCACGTTTTGCTGCTTGTGTACCTTTTTCAAAACAGTCAGTTGGATCTTCAATAGAGAACCGTTCACGTATTCGTCCCTGTATCACACAATCAGAAATATGCAACCAAAGACAACTTTTCGAAATTTCAGGATGTTGATTCCAGATCCTTGGGACTTGAGATTCAAAACGAGGTTGACCGTCAACTAAGATAATTTCTTTATCCAACTGAGATTTTAATTGTTTGGTGTAAATTTCAAAAATTTCATCTTCTGTGTCAGCCATTGCTGCTTGACCACGAAATCGTTCTGGAGGATAACGCTTACGCATTTCCTTGCCGACTTCCACGAGTCCGATCTTGTTACCCATGATGTCGACTGAACGTTGCATGAAAGTAGACTTACCTACACATGTAACACCCATTACGTAAATTATTTCCATGTTTTCTTATCCTTTTTCAAGTAAAAACACCACCAGAAGATCCTAAGATTTACACTTCTGTATGTTTCAAAATTAAAACAATCAAGATCAAAAGGTCCACACCATACATTAAACCAACCTGGTTCTTTGCAGTAACCTACACCCTGAAACAATGATCCATTCCAACGTGTAATAAATTTCATTACATTTCCTTGCTTACGAGTTTTTCTTCAAAACAAATTAACGGTGATCGAGTTTCATCAGGAACTTTGAAAGATATGTTACCCCAGGACCATGCTGCATTATAAGGGTTTCGTCCTTTAGGAATTCTATCAGGCATAGATGAACTAATTTTACGTTTTGTCAAACCAATACGTTCGCTGGGGTCTAACCATGCAATGTATGCTTCTGCAAATTTTGCCAACGAGATCATGTAACCTGGTGCTTCATGACAGGCTTCACGTAAGAAAATTTCAACTAAATTTTCATTGATCTTAGCTGCTTCAAGTTTTTGTTGTGTATTGAGAACAGGTAATCTTAACCTATCGTTTGAAGCTGGTATTTCTAGTGATAGCAATGCAGCTAGAAAATCTGGTGCTTCTTTGGCCAAAACTTCCATAAAGACTGGTTTTGGTATTGGATTAACAGGAAGTTCTGGTACATTTATCATTGTGATACGTGTATCACCTGGCCATATAGGACAGTCTGTTTTGAAATTAGAACAATGTATCCAATGAGTTGTATTTATAACCTCATAAGGTGTCAACATTTTTTTGTGTATAGGTAACATAGGTGAAGTTACCCAATCTTTTATCTTTGCATTAGCTGTTTTATTTGTAGCAAGATTGGTTTCTTCTATTACACAAAGAATTGCACCTTCAAGTTCACCATTGAAAATTGAACCACCAAGCGAATGGTCTGCTCGCCTGTATCCGGGACTGAAAAGCAAATTCAAAGACTCATGAAGGATGGATTTTCCTGTATTCTGTTTATCAGAGAAGATAAATAGATACGGAAGAGGTTGAAGTGGATATTGGAACAAAGAAGCAACCCAACATTTAAGATAGTCTGAACCTGAGACTATATTATTGCTTGTGCACCAATTTGACTCTATTACAGCAACGTCTAAACCCTTGCCTACATGATCTAAGATCATTTGCCAATGAGGAAAAGAGAGGGTATCATTATTGCTAGGCACATGTTTTAGTTGTGGAGCGTTCTTGTTCCATTGTCTATCGCCTGGATATTCTGATTGAAAGGGTGCAACGGTCAAGAGCCATGGTTTACAAACATTTCCACCAACAATTTTATCAACTTCTGGTGCATTGTATCCGTGTGTCTTGAGAGCCAGTTTAACATGTGTCAAAGGTTCTTGTCTCCACCATTCATCACCTCGAATCATCCAACCTGCATCTCCGCCGTCACGTGTAACAATATGTCGGCAGAAATCATCAACACTTTCTGTTTCAACTTCACCTTCGTTACTGAGATTTGCATTCAAGATCCTTACCCACTTATTCTTTTCACGTAACCAACTGAGCATGTCTCCTGGTTGATCATGATGTTCTGCTGGAATTTCAACAATGATTCGAGATCGATCTTTATGCATTTTGATGGTCGCAGTACGACCGTCCATGCCTGCTGGTGTTTTGATTTCAGAACCGACGGCTAATCCAGCTTCTTTTGCGTCAGCAAGTGAATTGAAAGCATATCCACCTGAAGGTCTTTCAAGTCCTTCATGAGCAAGAGCAGCAATCTTAAGATTGGGTTCATAATTCAAGTAACACTTAGTCCAACCACGACCATCTTGTTCCCATGATGCATGTTCACTTGCACCTAATGAATAACGTCTGATTGACCAAGCACCTTGTCGCATTGGAAAAGCGAAACAGTTTTGTTCAGCATCATTACCAGGTGAACTTGTTTCGTAAATACCTTTGAAGGCAAGAGCCTCATGTGCTGATTTCAGATCCAACGTATGTGTGACAAGCATATGATGATCAGAATCCCACCACCATTGTCTTGAACAATTTTGATGAAGATAATCAATTAACTTTTTGTGTATAAGATCCAAAGCAATTAAATTTTGTTGACCAGCTGTTTGATCAAATTTTTCATGTAATTCTGGTAATTCTTCTGATGCTGGTATTCGTTGTTTGATCTTCTTTCTATTACCCTTCATAACAGCTATATGGTCACGCCAATTTGCAGGTATTTCTTTAAGTATTTTACCTTGTTTGATGAGGTCTAAAGCTTGTGGACTTTTTTGCATCTTACGATGCCAAATCCACATATTGCCACCACAAATGTCAACCTTGGATGCGAAATCATAACGTGCAATTCCTGACATCAGGGACAAAATAGAACGTGCCAAAGCTTGGTGTTCTGTATGGTTGGCTGTAGATACAGGATCAAGAAACACATACAGGTGTAACCCACGTCCACCTGTTGAATGACGCACAGTCACCCACGGTATATCACAGGCTGCTTGTTTCACTCGTACAAGATCCTCAACACTTAGTTTAGAACTATGCTTATCTGAGTGACCTACAATTGCATCGAAATCAAAAGCGACCCAACGGCTAACACAATTTTGCCAGTCCCAACCCGTCATCCCGATAGCTTCAGCATGTTCAGCAAGATCAAAATTCATAGGTGTTGTAACATCATACTCGGGCGTTGAATTCGCATTATAAGGGATGCGAAATGGTTTCCAAGTTTGATCACCGTCTGTATATCCTGTCCAGGATTTGCCTTCAAATTTACCTTGAATAGCTTCACCAAGATCTTGTGCAACGTTGACCTGACATTCCATTCCACTATTATAAAGAGATGCTAGATCGTTGTGGGTGTTTTGATTTAACATCCTTAAAATAGATGCGATTCTTGATACGGTCATTTTTGTTCCTACAAAATTACTTACAAATAGGGGGCAAGTCTAATAGCTCACTTTATAGGGTAGTTATATTTTTTCTGATCAATAATCTAACCCTCATAAGTAAGTTAGTTTGTAAATTCTAAATCAAATCAATTTACAAACTTACACTATATTATACGTTTATTTTGCGTAATTATTACAGCTAAAACTCGTATAATATAGTGTATTTTGGCCGATCAAGAATCGTAGTCGGCTGATGATTTCAAATCCTTATTGATGAAAGAGAAGCACTATGTCAACTGATGCTGCTACTGTAGAACGGTCCGTGGATGCGATCGAAAAAGAAGAGATCGCAGCTGCACAGGAAAAGGCCGGAACGGTAACGAAGATCATTCCTTTGGGATTGATCGAGAAATCTGAGATCTCTTTACGTGACGTTGATCGTCAACGTGAGGAGTATCAGTTGTTGGTCAATTCCATTCGAGAACGTGGTGTTTTGCAACCGATCTTGGTTCGTGAACTCGATAGCCTTGGTGTTACCAAGTATGGACTGATTGATGGTTTGCAACGATTCACGGCATCAACGGATGCAGGTCGATTTGAAATTCCTGCATTCGTCGTTTCAATGGATGATGGTGAGTTGCTTGAAGCTCAGATCATCACCAATGCAACACGTGTTGTTACACGACCCGCCGAGTACAGTCGCCACCTTCTCCGCATTCTTTCGCGGAATCCTTTCATGACTGTGACACAATTGGCACAGAAAGTGTGTCAATCCAAGACGTGGGTGGAACAAAGACTTTCACTCAACAAGTTGCAGGATGGAATTCAAGAACTTGTCGATGCTGGCAAGATCCATCTTACCAACGCTTATGCTCTATCCAAGCTTCCCGAAGAAGAACAGGCAGAGCACGTGGATGCTGCTCAAACGGAACAGCCTCAAACGTTTGTGCCACGTATGAAGGCACGCGTCAAGGAAATTCGAGACGCAAAGAAAGCTGGCAAAGATGCAGCACCGGCTGAATTTCAGCCCGCAATGCATCTTCGCAAGATTACGGTGTTGAAGGAAGAGTTTGAAGCTGTGGCTGAAGGTAGCGGTGCCATCTTGGCTTTGGTCACAGATGGTGGACTCACAAGTCCGAGTGATATCGTATCTTTGGCATTAGCTTGGACTCTCAATTTCGATGAGGCTTCGCAGCAAGCTCAACGTGAGGCGGATATCGTCCGTAAACAGAAGAAAAAGGACGAGGTTGAACGCAAGAAGAAAGAGCGAGAAGATGCCAAGCAAGATGCTGCTGCGAAAGATGCTGCCAACATTGTGAACATGTAGTGAAACATTGCCCGGCGGCAAGTGCGGTGGTGGTCCGTCATGTAAGGGCGGGCTGCCATCTATTTTTATTTGTTCTTTGATCTTTGATCTTTGATTTTGAAACGAGAAAAAAATGAGTAATGAAATCGCTACAACGGAAGAAAATACTTTAGCAGTACCAGACGACAATTTACTTGCAGGCACTGAGCCTAGCAGGTATAGTACAGACAAAGCTCTTGCAGCCGCAACAAAAGTTGGTGACTGGCTCCCGTATATCCAGTTGATGGGTGGTGAATCCAAACCAGTAAAAAAGGGGGAATTTCCCATTGGTCATTTTGGTTTGGTTCGTGGACGCAATGTGACAGACCTCAGTGAAGAATTTGCCGCAGGATTCTTTGCATGGCGACCGAAGGCCATGGTTTTTGGTCCACCTCCAACTTCGTTCTTTGATCCTGAATCCGAAGAATTTCAAGATTGTCTTACCAAAGCTGAGGACAAAAATATCAAAGGTGGTTTTGGACATGGAGTCGAATTTTTGGTTTGGTTGCCTGAGCAAAAGTGTTTTGCAGGGTATTTCATGGGCAATGCAACTGGTCGAAATGAAGCACCTAACTTGGTGGCGATTGTGGATAGCAAAAAATGGTTTGCTACACAAACGGCACATTTGATTGAGAAAGGTACAAACATTTGGCATGGTCCACGGACAGCCTTTTACGATCTTGTGATTGACATGCCTGAAAAAGCACAATTGGTGGAGGAAGTTAACAAGTTCAATAATCCTCCAGCCAAGATAGAACCGGAAAAGGATGAGAATGCACCGGAAGGGGCTGTGGAAACAGCAGCAGAAGGTGAGTCACGTCGATAGGGATGATGGTGGTGGACTCCGGGAGAGAATTTCTCTCCCGGAGTTTATTTGAAAGGACTGATGTATGATCGCCGCCGGGATCATAACTTCTCCAAGACCCGATAACGTGAATTACATCACGTCTATGTTGAGGTCTTTCTTAACTGAATGGGATATTGTCCCATTTGTCTTCGCAGAACCACAGACTCCACCGTTCTTGTATAAAGATCGTGTTCTCTATTATGAAAGTCCTAATCAACTTGGTATTGTTCATAATTGGTTGTATGCGGCCAAAAGAATATTAGAGGTAAATGCTAGTCCATGGATCATGATGTGTGAGGATGATATTGAATTCATGCAAGGATGTTCACGTGAAACTAGGAAGTTGATCCTCGATCTTGAAGATGATCTTCCTGGTTTCATTTCACCTTATTGTTCTAAGCACAATTCAGCTATGTTTGAAAAAGGTAATTGGCACAAACCCCAAATGCCTGGTGATATGTCTTGGTGTGGTGCGTGTTGTTTGTTATTTCCACGTGAACATCTCAATTTAATTGTAAATGTTCATGAAGCAAATTTCAAACTCGCTGCACAAGGACCACATTCTTCAGCTGTACATTTAGACTGTGCTATAGGTCATGTATTAACTTTTTGTGGAAAGAAACTTTTAACACATTCACCAACACTTGTAGATCATAAAGGTGAAATAAGTACAACTGAAGTGAATAACCAGGAAGGTCAAATTCTTGGGGATGCACGGACACCGGAGTTTTTTCAATGAAACAAAATGTATTTGGTTTGAGTCAATGTGAATTTGATCTTTCAACTTTACGTCAAGTTGTAGATGCAGCATCAGGTATCAATCTTTCTACACAAGAAAAAGATGCAAGTGAAGCATTTGTTTGTCTAGGTATGTTTGATGATAATATATTGAGTCATTTTAATTTAGGATTCATTATTCTGTGTCCTTGGGAAGATTTACATCACTTATTTACATTTACTCCTGGAGTAAAATTTACTGTACAGGAAGCGAAAAAGCATAAGAATATGTTTGTAACTCTTGCAACAGGTTCTGTTTTTACGTGGTCGTATTTCTGTAAAATGTTTTTTGAAGAAATAGAAATGCGTCATATATCCAATCAGATTCAAAATCATCTTGAACATGCTGGATTTATCACAGTATTCAAAGGATGGTCCAAAATATCAGAGAAAGATGGCACATGGTCGCTGCGAAGTCAACACTAGAATTATTAGAACAAGATCATTTTGATACGCATTTTCTTGCAGGTGGACAATATACACCTGTACGTATTAAAAGAATTGAAGGTGATCGAATGGCTTTTCATTTCGGTTACGTGCGTGAATTGATAGATGATATAAAATCATCGTTTGAAAAACGAAGGTATCATGGTTTTCCTGATAATATGGCTCCATACACAGAGCCAACAAAGGTATGGTCTGCACCTATAACTCAAAGAAATATCTTTCAACTTGAAGCTTTTATGGGGAAATTTGGACCTTCTCCTTATACACAATGGGAAAGGAATTTGATTTTACCAGAAGAAATAAAGGAATATTGTGCTAACAGAGTATTCAAAACTCTTGAACCTTATGATCATCAAATTGACATGATTCAACATGGTTTTTCTGTACGTCATTTTCTTTGGGCATGTGAAATGGGTACAGGCAAAACTCTTGCTGCCATTATCATGGTTGAAATGCTACAGAAGATTTGGGATTTTAAGTGGACAGATATAGTTTGGGCTGCACCTTTATCAGCTATTGCTGCGGCTCAAGTAGATTTCATGAAATGGAATACACCTATTGCTCCACAACTTCATAGTTATCAAGGTTTAGTTAAGGTTGTTAATACTTGGGACCCGAATAGACCGCCACCACGTATTTTGGTTCTGGATGAATCTTCACGTTGTAAAACACCAGAAACACAAAGATCAATTGCTGCTCAAATGATTGCGGATGCAATGCGTAAGCATTGGGGAACTGAGTGTATCATAGCAGAATTATCAGGTTCACCTTCACCAAAAACACCAGCAGATATTTGGAAACAATGTGAAATTGTAGCACCAGGTTTCTTGTCAGAAGCAAATTGGTATCTTTTTCGCGAGCGATTAGGTATACTTGCGGAATACGAAGGTGCCGCTGGAGGTAAATACAAGAAATTAGAAGTGTGGCGAGATGATGAAGAAAAATGTAAATTATGTGGAAAGTTAGAAGATAATCCTATTCATGATTCTACATTGAATTTTGTTAATCTTGCCAATTTGGAAAAACTTCACAAGTATGTTAAAGGTGTCAATGAAATTGAAAAGTTGAATGATCGAACAGAAGGATTAGTCCTTGTTAAATTTAAGAAGGACTGTTTAGACCTTCCTGAAAAACGATACAAAATCTTTGAAGTTGAACCTACAGAAGAAATTCTTCGTGCCGCTAAATTAATCGTTGCAAACGAAGTTAGGACTGTTGATGCTCTTAGTAAGTTACGAACTTTGAGCGATGGTTTTATCTACAAAGATACACCAACTGGAAAGAAAATTGATTGTCCTGGTTGTGAAGCAAAAGGTTTTCAACTTGAATATTTCGACACAAATGATCCTGATCATTTTTTATTACCAGATGAAATTCAGAAAGGTGTGAGGTATCTTTGGGAAAAACTTCCAGAAGATGAAGATCCTTTGGAATTTATACCTGAAATCGTAGGTGAAGAATCTATCAATCTTGGAACACGTGAAATTGAATGCTTTAATTGTGCAGGACAAAAACTTGTACAAGAAATGCATCGAACAATGGATGAAGTTCCTTGTCCTAAAGATAAGGTTCTTACAGACTTGCTTGAAATGCACCAAGAGATTGGTCGCTTTAATGTATATGCAGGTTTTCAAGGTTCAATTGATCGTATATGTAAGATTTGTCATCAACAGGGTTGGACATCGTTCAAATGTGATGGACGTGGTTGGTTCATGGAAACACCTAAGGGTGATGTGATCCAAGGTTCAAAAGCTGACTTATTAATGATTTACGATCAACAACGTGAAAGGTTTCCATATGTTTGCTTCGTTGGCAACCCAGGGTCTGCTGGGATGGGTATTACTCTTACTGCTTCTCCTGGGACATTCTTTTTTAGTAATGACTTCAATCCCGAGAACAGAACGCAAGCTGTTGATCGCGGGCATCGCATTGGGATGGACATGGTGCGTGGTGGTTGGATTTATGACTGTTTTCATCTGCCTTCTGATAAACGTGTATATGATTCCTTGATGAATTCACGTCGTTTGGAACTTATGGCTCTTGGGGCTTTGAAACAGATGTATGGAGTCGCGGCCTAATGGATGTTCCAGAGATACAAGGGCATGTGTTTGTTCGTTTGATTCGTCCCGATGAATATGATAAAAAGGTATTTGTAGTATGAGTAAGATCAGAGTTCTGTATCATGCGTCTTGTTTTGATGGTTTCTGTGCTGCTTGGGTTGCATGGAATCATCTTACTGGTGACGACATTCAATTTATCCCTGTTCAATATAGTCAACCAGTTCCATTGGATTTAGAGGATGCAGTCGTCTATATTCTTGATTTTTCGTACAACAAGGAAACAATGCACAGGATCTGCGATCGTGCAAGACAAGTTATTTGTCTTGATCACCACAAAACAGCCGAGGCTGAACTTGAAAATATTGAAACAGGACAAGAAAGAACGTCTTTTGACAATCTTACTTTGGTTTTTGACATGACCAAGAGCGGTGCTCGTTTGACCTGGGAACATTTTCAAAATGAAGCTGTCCCACCATGGCAAGTTCTTTATACAGAGGATCGTGATCTTTGGAAGTGGGAGTTACCAGGCAGTCGTGAGGTCAATGATGGTCTACGTACATACCCATTTGATTTCAAAATTTGGAATGAATTGTATTCAGATGATGTATTTGAAGCAGGTATCATTCTTTCACGTTACTTGGAACTCATTGTTGAAGGTGCTAAAGAAAATGCAGTCATGATCAATATTCCACATTGTGATGTTCCAGTTCCCGTAGTCAATTGTACTATGCGAGACGTGATCTCAGATCTTGCTGGACAATTGGCTGAAGAGACAGGTGTAGGTGGAACTTACTTTGTTCATGGAGACGGTTACTACGTTTATTCACTCAGATCCCGAGGGGAAATAGATGTGAGTGCAATTGCAAAAATGCATGACGGTGGAGGACATGCCAAGGCTGCTGGTTTCAAAAGTGATGTTTTATTGTAACATGGAGAAAATTATGAAGAAGTTACTGATTGTTGTTTTTCTGCTTGGTTCATTGCTTTGTTCAGATGCTGATGCTTTTGGCAGAAGACGATGGAGACAAAGAAGAGTTAGTTCTCCACCGGCAGAGTATTACAACTGTAGTGATCAAAGAAAATGTGAACTTGAAGCTGCATACATGAATGCTCATGGTATTCGTGGGCATATTTGGGGATTGATTGGCCATTATGAAGGAGTTGGTTGGGGTGGTCCTGGTTGTGCTACTTGTGTTCCTAGGGGAAGAATGACACTCACAGGTGATGCACAAGCAGGTAATTTTCGTGTGAAATCCTGGCGATAATGGTAGCCTTTGTGAATTTGTGTCAAGACATGATTTCTGGTTACTTCTTGAAGTGTCGGTTCGAATCCGGCCAAAGGCATTTAAATGGATGATCTTGACATACTTATAGAAGGTCCAAAAGCAATTGGTACATATGGTCCAACGATTTTGGATCTATGTGCCGGTTCTGGTTCATGGAGTCAACCATATGTTGATCGAAACTACAGAGTTCTTCGAGTTACTTTACCTGATTACGATATTTGTCTTTGGCCATCTGCTCCTTCTAACATGGGACGATTGCCAAATGATTTTGGTGATATTCGTAAGTTTGTGGGTCATATACATGGAGTACTCGCCGCTCCACCTTGTACATGCTTCAGTGCGGCTGGAGCAAGGATTGGACGAACTGACAAAGATATGAAACAAGCTATCTCGGTCATGGATGCTTGCATACGTTTAGTGTATGTATTAAAACCTAAATGGTGGGCATTGGAGAATCCAATTGGTAAAATGCAACGTTGGTTAGGTGAACCTACTTACAAGTTTCAACCTAACTGGTTTGGTGATCCTTATACTAAACAAACTCTTCTTTGGGGAAGATTTGAAATCCCTGAAGAAAAATTTATACCTGCTTTTGATGGTTCCAAAATGTCTGAAAATATTCGTAGTCAAGCAAATCGTTCTATTACACCCCCAGCATTTGCAGAAGCATTCTGCAGGAGTAATCCATGACACGTATGATACCAGAAGCCTTGCAAAATGATCAAACAATTGGTATCCCGTTAGTACCAATTGAACAAATTTATATTGATCATGAATTCAATTGTCGTGGTTGGTTTTCTCCTACAGATTGCATTGATCTTGCAAAAGACATTGCACTTCGTGGTCTTCAACAACCGATCACTATTCGACCATTGCGAACAAAAGATTATGCTGAATTGAAACGTGAAGGTGATCTTCTTGATAAAGGTTTCAAGTATCATCTTATTGTGGGGCACCGTCGATATACATCTTACAAGATCAATGAAGCAAAACATATTCCAGCTATTATTAAAGCTGAGAATATGCCGATTTTTGAGCAACGTGATCTTAATGCGATTGAGAATCTTCAACGAAAAGAATTAAATTTTGCACAAGAGGCTCAAGCAATTAAGCATTATTGGATTTGTGGTTGGACACGTATAGACATTGCTCAACGTGTTACAAAATCTGCTGGTTGGGTCCAGCAACGTATTCGCTTGCTTGAAATGCCTGAAGAAGTTCAAACTGCTGCTTCACAAGGTTATATCTTACCTAGTGACATGGCTGAACTTTCCAGGTTCTCATCAGATCCAAATGAATTATTGAAAATGGCAGGTGTTCTTCGTGATCGACGTGCAGCTGGTCAAGGTCGCGGTGTTTTGGATAGGATTAAGAAAACAGATCGTGCTGACAGTCGAAAAATTCGTTCAAAACGTGACATGGAAGATATGCTTGAATTGATACAAAATCTTTTCAAACAAGTTAATGGTGAGAAAGCTATCTTAGCTGAAGAATGGATTTCACCTCAAGGAAATATGCTTTGTACACGTGTCTTAGCTTGGGCTTGTGGTGTCATAACCACGTATGAAATTCACAAGGATATTCAGGAAGCAGCCAAAGTTGTTGGTTTGTATTACAACATTCCTAAGTTTTCACAGGCACAGTTAGTACCATGAATGTCATCGCCGGGCAATCAAATTGTCAACATCGTGCACTAATTTCTATTGCAAGTACATGGAAAGAAATTGGACCTGGAGATTACGGTGAACACGATGTAATGGATCATGTTTCAAAGTCCAAGGGTTGGTGTCGTTTATTACTTAATGAAAAAATAGAAGTTGGTTTTGGAAATGGTAAACGATATAGAATTGAGAGGATTGAGTAATGACATTCTCTGAAATCAAAATTTCAGATTCATTTACTTGGATTAACAATGTAACGAGTGATGTATGAGCAGACCCATATGTGTATTTGACACGGAAACCTGTGGTTTCCACGGACCAACGGTCCTGATTCAGTATCAATTCGATGATGACCCTATTGAACTTCATGATGTGTGGACAGAACCTATATGGTCTACACTCGAACTCATTGAACGTATGTGTGACGCGGAAGCAGTCGTCGGCTTCAATTTAGCATTTGACTGGTTCAAGATCATTCAGACAGTTACGTGTTTGGAATTGCTCAGTGAAAAAGTTGGACAAGATGCCGAACCCATCGACCACATCGAAACGTACGCCGCCATTGAACCAGATGCAAGAGATGGGCCTTGTGTCAAGCCAAGGTCTGCCCTTGACTTGCTACTCCATGCTCGAAAGGGTCCGTTCCAAGATACAATGGATCGTAAATCCATACGCATTAGAAAAGTTCCCTCGCAGATGGTCAGTTCTGTAATTAATGAACTAGATCGTCGGTTGCAGTTTGAACAGTATTTGTTTGCTCGTGGGAAAGATAAGAAAGCACGTTGGAAGAGTTACCCAATCAAGGATTATCAAACAGGCAAGCCGGTTCCTGGATTCCAAGACATTGTTTTAACTTTCAGACCTAGTGCAGCTTTGAAAGTTTTAGCACAACATTGTCTTGGATACAAAGATGTCCTCTTTATGGCGGATGTTAAACCACCGAACAAACCTCTTGAAATTGGTTGGGCACCATTTGCTCTTGCATTATCCACGCCTGAAAAAGGTTGGGCATGTAAGGTAGGTGACAAAAAAGGTTATGCATGGCCTGCAATAATCAAAGATCATATTTATCATTGGAAGTTTCATAAGAGTGCACGGAAGTACGCGACAGATGATGTGGTTTATACAAGGGGTTTGTTGGACTATTTTGGTCGTCCTGCTCACGGAGACATTGATTCAGTTCTTGCGTGTCAAGTAGGTGCAAGCCGTTGGCGAGGATTCAAGATCGATGAAGATCAAATAAGAAAGCTTGATGCTGGTGAAGTACAGAAGATGAAATTGGCACCACGTGCCCCACATCATGTATACAAGTACTTGTCCGCCGTGATGACTGAAACTGAAAAGGTTGCATTCGATGAACACGGATCGACTAAGAAGACTGTACTTGAAGCAATTAGTGATTGGCCTACGGAAGCTGGGAAAAGAGCAAAGGAAGTCCTCGATAGTAGACAATCTGCTAATAAGCACGTACTTTTTACAAAACTTTTACAGGCTGGTAGGTTCCATGCCGCTGCGACTGTTATTGGATCATTGTCCGGTCGTAATTCCGGTCGAACTGAAAGTTCAGATGGAAAAAGGATATCAAATCTCAATGCCCTTGGTATCCAACACAATAAAGAGATCCGTCAATGTTTTCCGTTAACACAAGATGACATGCAACTAGACGGTGGTGACTTTGCAGCATTTGAAGTCAGTATCGCTGAGGCAGTTTATAATGATCCTAACTTACGTAAAGAACTTCTGACTTGTGCTGAATGTCAGAAACAGATATCACCAAACGATTATCGTCAGAAAATTGATTGTTCCAATTGTGGTGCAAGTTATGGTGCATGTAAAAATTGTTTTGAATCAGTTCTCTTTGTAAATACACAGCTGAAGAGACCTTGCACCTGTGGAAATTGTGAACCGTTTCCTAGTAGGGAAGGAACAACAAGAAAGATCCACGGTTTGTTTGCTATGGCTTTATGGCCTGGCACTACTTATGACGATATTGTTGCAACAAAAGGATCAGATGATGACCGTTATGATAAAGGAAAACGGGCGGTATTCGGTGGTCTGCTCTACGGAGGCGATGCTAATACTTTGGAAAAACGGCTTGGTATCGCGATTGAAATTGGAGAAGCTGCCATTAAACTCTTCAATGATCGTTATGCAGAGAAAAAACGAGCCGAACAAGAAATATTTGATGCCTATTGTTCAATGCGTCAGCCAAAAGGAATTGGAACTAACGTTGAATGGCACGATCCAGTAGATACAGTATCTTCCCTCAATGGTTTCGTACGATCTTTTGTCCTCGAAAATCGTGTATGCAAAGCACTCTACATGCTCGCGACTAAGCCACCACCCGGCTGGCGACAAGCCCAAACCAAAGTCTTTCGTCGTGATAGATGGCAATCAGCTTCGGGAGCGGTTAAAAGTGCATTGTATGCTGCCGCGTTCCAACTCCAAGCTTTCAACATGCGAGCCGCCACAAATCACAAGATTCAAAGTACGGGGGCGATCATTTGTAAAACGCTCCAAACGCTTCTCTGGGAATTGCAACCATGTGGAATAAGTCCCTGGGTAATTCAACCATTCAATGTACATGATGAACTCATGTGTCCTGTTCAAGAAGACTTGTCGCCACAACTTGAAAAAATTGTATACGATTTCATAGAGGTTGTCAAGGAATTGATTCCTCTTATCAAAATGGAATGGGAAACTGATATGCAATCATGGGCTGAAAAGTAAATGATTCTCTCCCCGCAAAGAGAATATTGTGGACGATTTGTCAATAGGAGAATTATTGTTCCGTGTAACACAACGTGTTCGCTCGATTCGAAATCTGGAGTATGCTATTCAAAGTTCAACTTTTCGTGAATTATTTGTACATGCTACAGAATCTGAGAAAAAACGTTTATTTTCGATTGTTAATCGCGGAGACAATGAAGACTTAGATGCATGGATAGTAGAAGTACGTCAAAATCATTTGTCCTTGATGCACGTAGATGAGTTACGTAAGAGGGCAGTTTTAAGGAATATATCGGATTATCATCTATTACGAAAGGATGAACTTATTTATGAGCTTTCAAAACAGAATACGACAATTACATGTCGTAATGAAGAAACATGCATCGAAAGCGGGAGTGTCGCCGAAGCAATACGATCTTATTTTGAACCCAAAGTTCAAGATAGTGGAAGAATCTTTAGCGACGAGACTTCAAGTGATCCACGATCACGAACACAAAGCCATAGTGATACTTTGGACGAAGCCACACATCAATGAAGACATGTGGAATAATTATGATCTATTCTTTACAAAAGATGTTCTTCCTGAAATGAAGTTGATGCGACAACATCGAAGAGCTTTTAAAAAGGCTTGGAGTAATCTTTTACGGGAGATCAAAAGTGAACGAACGGCAGCTAGGAATCGACAAGATAAAGAAAAGGGAAAGGAAGGAAGATGTATTTGTAAGAGATCCACTAAAAAGATATCTGGAAGTTCGGGGATGGAAAGTTAAGATCATACATGGTGGTAAATTTCAGTATGGTCTTCCTGATCTGTATGCAACACATAAACGATATGGTCCACGTTGGATTGAATGTAAGTTACCTCGAATGCAAGGATCTCAATTCACAAAAGCACAACTTGAATGGCTACCCATTATGGATGCTAACGGGTCACCTGTTTGGGTTCTTACTGCCGCCAATGAGCATGAATACAAGAAACTTTTCAAAAAATCTAACCTTACAGAAATGATGTTGATGACGATATGACATATGAAAAAAGACTTAACAAAGGTGAAAATGATAAAGCAGAAGTGATCGAAGATCGTTGTAGTATTTGTGGGTACAAATTTAATAGTGACCAAACTATGACAGGTTATTATGAACGTAAAGAACACTTTATGACTCATGATCTTATTGAAGACGAAGCACGTTATTCTGCATTGAAGGAAACTGATACACCTATTGTTGAATCTGCTTTAATTGCTTTTGCTAAAACAATAAAACCGAGAAACAAATGACTGAATACTATCAAGATTGCTTTGAATTAGATAACGAACCACAAATCAGAAGTATCCTGCCGACATGGGGCCAAGGATTTTTTAGTCAATTCATTTATCACAATGCGTATTCACGTATTCAGTACATTGATGACATTCCTTATGGTCAAGAAACTTGGCATGATACTTGTATCCGTGTGATCAATGGACTTTTTAGTATACGAAAGTCACATTATAAGAAAAACAGAATACAATGGGATGAATCATATTGGCAAGATTATGCCGTCAAAATGGGAGTCTCTTTATGTAGGATGGAATGGTCTCCTCCAGGACGTGGTTTATGGGCAATGGGAACTGATCTCATTCGTAAACGTGGAGCTATGGCCTTATACAATTGTGCGTATACAGATATTGGAGAGGATTGGTTTGATGATGTATGTTGGATCATGGACACCCTTATGTACGGAGCTGGGGTTGGTTTCGGACCAATACGTACCGGATTACAGTTACATGCTCCTGAGAGGACATATCGATTTAACATCCCAGATTCTCGTGAAGGATGGGTTGAATCCGTACAACGACTTCTGTTGGCGTTTAGAACTGGCACTTCTTTGCCAACCTTTGATTATTCCAGGATACGGCCTGCTGGAGCTATCATTAAAACTTTTGGAGGAATCGCTTCAGGACCCGCCCCACTGGAAGAATTGCACGAAACACTCAGTGAATTGTGCTATAAATTCATCAAAGACAAAACAGATGAAGTCAAACTTAAAACAGACTTTGCAAATCTTGTCGGTGTATGCGTCATCACAGGCAATGTGCGTCGATCAGCCGAATTGGCCTGTTGTGAGGCAGATGATTCTGTCTTCCACCATCTTAAAGATTATAAAAGATATCCAGATCGTGCAGCTTGGGGATGGATGAGCAATAATTGTATTCGACTTAGAGAAGACAAAGATTTTGAATCACTCGACATGGTTGCACGTGCCAATGCTGAAGGTCGTGATCTTGGTTACATTAACATGAGGAACATACCACATGGCAGAATCGGGAAATTTGACGATACCCTTCGATTCAATTTACGAGCAGATCGAGCACACGGTCTCAACCCGTGCGGGGAGATTCCACTTGAGCATCGCGAAGTATGCAATGTCGCAGAGACAATACCCACAAGATGCGTTGACGAGAAAAGCTGGTATGATGCTTGCGACTACGCCACTACATACTGCTCAACAGTAACACTTCTTCCTACTCATCAACCAAAAACAAATGCAATCATTAACCGAAATCGAAGAATTGGCGTCTCAATTATCGATTACACTGGATGGAAACACGTTGAGGGAGTTAGAAAAGTTACGCGTTACATGCGGTCTGGATACGAAATCATTCGCAAGATTAATGAACATCTTGCTAATGAAGCCGGTATTCCAGTATCGTTACGTGTTACAACAATTAAACCGGGTGGCACGGTCCCAAAACTTGCCGGACGACAGAGTGGAATCGGTCATCCCACATTTCGTTGGACATTGTTCAGAATTAATGTACGAAAAGACACGCCAATGGCATCCGTACTCATGGCCGCAGGTATCCCATATGAAGAATCTGTATACACCCCAGATACCACTTGGATATTTGAATTCCCAGTCGAACAGGGTCCAGCGGCTCCAGCATCGGAGGTATCGGTGTGGGAACAAGCGATGAATCTTGTTCTTGTGCAACGTGAGTGGGCAGACAATGCGGTGTCGAACACGTTGTACTTCAAACCAGCATGGCAGAAGGTTATGGAGGCTACTAATGATTGGGTAATAGATAATTATGAAGATGATCCTGAAGACACATGGTATCCTCATACAAGAGTTTTTAATTCTAATCAAGATAATGTTGAAGGAATTGACCAATATTCTCAATACCGCATACATCAAGGTTGGCTAGAGATCTACGATCCTCATCATGAGGAAAACCAACTTGAAGCTGTATTAGCAGCCATTGCTCCAATGACGAAATCTGTCAGCTTACTTCCGCATTCAAATAAAGGGGCATTCAAACAAATGCCACAAGAAGGTATCACACGTGAAGAATATGAAAGTCGATTAGCTGCAATTAGCGAAATTGATTGGTCACAATTCTTCGGTTCAGATGGTCAAGATGAAAAATATTGTACAGGAGATACTTGTGTTATTAGTTGATACGTGTAATTTGTATCATTGTATTCGGCAAAAGTATGGTTCAAAGTATCGTTTGAATTATGCTGAATATGTGAAAGTTGTTGAACGTTTATTTGGTCCACAGGAAAAACTTGCTTATGTCTCATATCCTAATCCATCTGTAGACGCATTTATCGTATCTTTGAAGAAATTGGGATTTAAAATTCAAACTAAAGCTCCACATGATCTTGAGAGTGCTACAGATTTTAAAATTACTGATTTCTGTGTTGAAATGACTTTACAATCAATTCAAGTTATTAGAGCAGATTCTCCAATTATTATTGGTTCAAGTGATAGAAGATTGGAACCTTTACTCAATGTTCTAAAGCGGAAAGCGGGGGCTGTCGGTGTAGTTTCAGTGGGTATACCATACGAGTTTGGTAAGTATGGTTCAACTTGTGAATTGAAAGTTGGTAGTTTGAATGAAATTGTATGAAATAACGTATCCTATTCAGCCGAATGAATGGTCATGTTTGCCAACTGCATGTGCATGTCTTCTCCAAACTCAACCAAATGAGGTTATTGAAGCTATTGGTCACGATGGATCTGAAATCTTGTTTGATGGACATGGAAATGAATGTGGAAAACGTGGATTTCATGTTGATGAAATTTTCGATGTTTTCATTGCAAATTTAAGATTTCCTGTTCCAATTGAAGCAGAACCACAAATACACATTGATGACTTACATTGGTCGGTCTTTGGTAATCCACATAGTCGTTTGAATCATTATCTTGAGAATCATTGTGGTATTTTGCTTGGTTCTCATCCCGATACAGATAAACCCCATGCTGTTGTATGGGATGGAGAACAAGTGTATGATCCTCGGGGACAATGTTATCCAGTTGCAAGATTCCAGATCGACTGCTTTTTAGCATTGTTTTAGATCAAATCCTCTTAGAAATATTCTCAAAATAATTGGAATTATTGGCGAGATTGCTTGCAATGTGCCTTGCAATGTGCCGATATACAGTATATAATTAGGTAGAGGGAGATGGGATCTGAAATCAGATCAAGAAGCCCAAAATGATTTTCGATCAGGGAGATAGATCATGTTAGTTGCGATCAAAGTTGCACGTAAAAATGCAGCAGGTCCAGCAGTTGGAACACTTTTAGATGTGTTCGAGAGTGATACGTGGGATAAGGCATTTGAACTTGCCAAAGAAACCTGCCGCCAAACATACGCAAAACAAGGTCCAGTGGGTTTTCATCCAGAGGGATCTGGTTTCTTGGTTACAACACCTGGGCATGAACAATTGAAGATCGACGCATTTCAACCAAAAATGGTCCCAGATCATCTGTAAGGAGAAGTCATGAATTTGAATGACAAAATTGCAGAAAGTTGTTTGCCAAAAGGTAACTCTTTGGATGCAAAAATTGCAAGAAGTGCGTTTTATACAATCCAAAGAAGAAAAGCTGCTTTGCGTGTGAAGTTGGAACTTTCTCGGAGAAAAAGTCATGTTTCTTAAACTAACTGTTTCCGCCACTGGTTGTACGATCAATAGAATAGGTAGAAACAGAGCAAGATCGAGAATCAAACAACGACCCTATCCTGTGTGGAGCAGTAAGTTGTGTCCCAAGCCATCTTACGATTCTATTGGACACATGGAAAAATTCATGCAAGCAATGGAACTCATTCGTGGAGGCAAGTCCTTACCATGAGTGAATGGCGACATGTACATCATTGTGAAACTTGCGGGACGCAAACGTCTCATTTAATGTCAGGTAGTGGAAGGTATGCTATATGTGAATATTGTAACACGACAACGGATAACCATGAAGAATATGAAAGTCGATTAGCTGCAATTAGCGAAATTGATTGATCACAATTCTTTGGTTCAGATTCACAGAGGGAAGGATTCGATATCCAGCCGCCGAGGAAATAAATGTCGAAACAAACTGATTGGCAAGCAAAGCAACTCAAAAATGGAAACTGTATGCATTGCGGACAACCAAGGAATCAATGGAAGTATCGATGCGATATATGCCAAGACAAAGAAAGAATAAGAAGGAGAAAGCGTGATTCTATCTAGGCAGGTGGGAGAATGAGTTGTGGGTGCCCGTCTACGGGCGGGTCACCTTTTATTACAAAGGAGAAAGAAGCATGATTGCTACAAAGAAACGACGTTTCAAGAAGCTGACTGCTCAGATCAAGGCCGAGAAGAAAGTTACCATGAGTTGCTGGTGGCCTAGGCCATGGCATGGCCCCTGGAGTACTCCCCAGGTGAATGGAGTAGGAGGGTTTATACCCTTCTGGAGAGAGGAAGTAGCTAGAGCTGAGGATGCTGAGTATTTTCTGGCTTGGAGTCTTACCCCTCCCTGCCTACCACTACACGACCATTGACACAAAAACCTTGGAACTGTTATTGAAAATCCTGCAGACAAGAAGCAAGGTTGTTGCTGTGGATGATGAAGTTGAAGAAGAAGCTAAAAGTATAGCTCGTCAATGTGAACTGGAGATCAAAAGGAGAGTCTAATGAAGATCGTGAGACCAGTTACAAGGCTATCTGGTTCTAACAGAGGTATGGTGCGGCAACGGCTTGGAAATATCCATTGCATGACATCGATAAAACAACAATTGAGACATGCTCGTCCACAAGACATGCGTCGTGCAACCTGGGAGTTGCGACGCGGATGGGTATTATGTGTGCTCGAAACGATACGTGAGTATCGCGGCACCTTCTATGCCTGCACTAGCTGTGCAGATGTTCCCCCACTTTCCCGGAAGGATTCAGTATCATGATGTTAATGTTCAACGGAGAAGAAACTTGTGAATGGTCTGATGATCCTGTTCAACAAATTACATTGTTGGCTCGTGGTTATTCAACAGAAGATAATGTTATTCATATTCAGGGTCAAGTATTTGATCTTGAATCTGATGAAGAAACTCTCTTAGCTATTGAGCAAATTGCCATTAGTATCAAAGATTCAGTGATCATTGACATCTCTGAATGTCCTTACGTAAAGAGACTTCGACATTGGGCATCTGTGTCACGTTCATTGAACCTGGCTCATCGTGTGCTTGATGAATTTGCAGATGGTTATGAAGGTTCACTTCCTGATGACGTGGACACTACACTCACCGAATTGAAGGATCTTGAACCAGCTCTCGACTGGCTTCATCAAGCATTCAGGAACGAACTCCGAAAGGATGGTGAGTGATGTTACTTTACAAAGGACTAGAAGAATGTGAATGGCCTAATAAACCATTAGACCAAATAATGGTACTTGCTAGAGGGTACATTCATACTAATCCAATTGTTGAGTGTAATGGTCAAAAGTTTGATCTTGAATCAGGAGAAGATACACTTCTATTGATTGAACAGATTGCCATGGATGGGATAGTTATGTTCGACATAACTAAAATTTTAAGGGAACCCAACGAAGAACAAGCTGAGGCTATCTTTGAAGACACTGATTTCGTTGACGATGACACCGAACTCACGGACAATGATCTCAGAGACATGGAAGTTGAAAATCGTTTCTTTGCATGGGCAAGATCAAAAGAAATAGGTCTTGAACACAATATTCATTGGACATTTGATATATGGAAAGCTTGTGGCTCACCGACGGATGAAGGTGAAGTGACAACTCAAGAAGCCTACGCCATGCATCAGTTGTCCAATGCCGCCGATGCAATTAACGGTGTAATTGGTCAGTTACGCTGTATGACTGAGCATATTCCTGAAAGATCAAATGAACGATGTGACAAGGATCTGGCAAAATGGATGTCAAACTTGGCTAACAGATTAGCTGCCAAAATGAATCGTATTCGTATGGATACAAAAACGTTTCTTGGTGGTGAAAGTCGTTATGCTCAGTTGTCTACGATGTCTGTCACTAAACGTATTAGTTTTCGTCAGACGTTCTTGAAAGGTTTCGTTGCAGATGTGGATGGTGAATCATGCTCAAACGAACCTTAGATCGAAAGGAATTTGCTATGTTGTCGTCGATGCAAGATCAACGTGACTTTATTGATTGGTTACGTGCAGTAAAAATTAATTATGCTGGATTTCCACGAAAGGCTATGGAAGGTATGATGAAAGTATGGGAAGCCTGTGGTTCACCGCATACATTTGAAATGCCCCCATTAGGTGAAGTTCCAAATGTCGGAACTTGGCAACAAGTTGAAATGATCTTGGTTCCTTGGTTGAAAGAACATGGTTACGTTCTCCGTGTTAACTGGGTTGAGGGTAAATGGAGTGCTTTCGTGTTTCCTGAAAATAGTGAAAGCATACATCACCCTATAGTTGACAAATGTATTATAGGGGCATGTCTCAAAGCCGCTGTACAAGGAGTATCAGATGATAGCCAGGTGTGACAAACATATTGAAAGATTCCATGCTGTTGTAAAGCGTACATGTAAAAATCAAATGTACGTGGATTGTCCATATTGCGATCGTGGCTATCACTTTGAAGATGGTCAATGGATGGCAGATCGTTTACTTTATGTACATTCAATGGCTGACGTATATGTACTCATTGTACATGAACCTTCTAAGGATTTTTATACCTTGGATCGTGGTTATCAGCCCAATAGTGATGTTCCAATTAGCCATATGGATTTGATGGCACAAAAAAGAGGTTTTGTTGAACGAGAATCCAATCATCGTCAAGCATCTTTGAGTTGTCCTACGTGGGCAGAGAACAAAAAGAATGAAGATTTCACAACATACTGGACGTATTGAAAGGAGAGATTTGATGGAAGCTCACAAAGCTGTTGTAGAGTATCAAAAACTCTTTGAAATTACAGAATACAAAGATGGTGCTGTATCCAAAACAAGAGATACTGGATTTCATATTAGAAATGAAGATCCATTGCCGCTGGATCATCTACGTGTTTTTATTATTGCTAAACCCCTGGAAGATGTGAAGATCGTTGATTATCATACTCATGAGGATTTCGTTCGATTGAAAGGGTTGACATGATTGATTATCAAGCAAGCGAAACATTGCTTCTAAGTAAGAAAACGTATCGCCAAGTAGTCAAGAAACTTGAACATTATCGCAAACAACATGAAGAAGATCGGAAGGAAAATCCATCTTCTATTCCACCGGGATGGAGGTCGCCAATTTCAAGGATGATCGAGCACACTGTTCGTGAAAATCATGAACGATGTGACAAGGATCTGGCATCAAGGGTCATGAGTTACTTAACGGAAAAAGGTCTTCTTGTTCCCTATGCTGGAGATATTACATTTCCATCTGAGGAAGTATTACCCACCGAAGAAGAAATTCGAGCGAGGGTATTAAAATGATCCGTCGTAAAGATGAACGTAGTATGAAACCCAAGCACCATCGACATGTGAGTCAACAACTGTATGTCATTACGTGGGTGCATTGTGGTGTTCGTTGGTTCAAATGTAAAAAGTCGAATGTATCACATGATCTGGAATCTGCTCGTAAATGGTCAAGACGATCTGAGGCAATAAAAGCTTGTTTCAGTCATCAAGAAGTCATTAGTCTTAAAGAGGCGGAAATGTTATGCCAGTTATAGGAGTTTGGTCATGTTAGTTGTGTTTTACACAGATGTGAAATCGATCCTTTGAAGGAACATAAGAATGGCTAGTGGATCAAAAAATGCACATACTCGTGTGAGTGTTTTGTTAGAAAAGTATCACAATCAAGCAATTGATGAGTATTATCAACCCATGATCGTTGAACCCATGATCGTTGAACCTTTGGAAGATGATTGGGAAGATGATTGGGAAGACCAATTAGAATACAGTCAAACTCAAGAATGGGAAGAAAACGATTGGTACGATGATTGGTACGATGATTGGTACGATGATTGGGACAATGATGATTGGGGAACTTATTTCACTGTACGTGGTACTGGTATGACAGTTTTGTGCTGCTATATTGATGGTCGTACATGGTATGTCAATGTACATACTGGTAGATATATGGATATTTCTTCACATGTATTGGATAGAATATGAGTAAGAAAGAAACAACAGCCGAAAAGAAACGTCGTCGTATGCGTATGGCAGACAAATACACAATTGGTGAGATGGTTGAGTTCAAGGATCACCACAAAGAACGAAAACGTGGTTTCATTCAAGAACGTAATGCTACACAATTTGTGATCGAACATCCAAATGGTGAAACTTGGTCTATTTGGGTTGAACAGATTAGTCACAAAGTTTGGGACTTAAAATGGCCTGGCTTGTGTACTATGGTACGTGAACGAGAAGTTGATTCCAAGATCACTGATCATTGGTGCAGAGTTTTGGAAAATATACGTCATTTTGCTTCATCTGCTGAAAAGAAAATGATAGATAAAATCTTAGCACCTATCAAATATGTTGCACCTTTGATTGTGGAAGATAAAGTACGTGAAAATTATGTACCTTCTAGTGTTGTGATTGAACCTATGGAAGAAGTTGAAGTATGATTGAATTCAAGGATACTGATTGGGTTCTTTGTGAAATTAAACGTTATTCTGGTGACGTTGAACACACGTGCATTTTTACAAATTTTCGACTTGATGTCGGAGTAGTCACGATGTGGAATCCATCACATAGTTTACCACATCAAAATGATTTTCGTTTAAGTGAATTATTCAGTTGGAAACCTTTACGTGTTATTGATACACGTGCAGATTGGCAAAGGAGACTTGATGTTAAAAGAAGAACTGGCAGAAGTGAAACAGCTTCTTCTGAAATTGGAAGCAAAGATTGATCAACCTTTAGCAGTCACAATTGTGTCAATTCTGGGTTGGAAGTGGGTTGACATCGATCTTGCTGAACATATGATCCCGTATCTTGAACAACGACACATGGGAGTTGATTATTGGAAACACATTGACAGAAAGACAGCTAGGGAAGATTGTGTAAAAGTATTCCCGAAACGAAATCTTTATGGCTAAGTAGTATGGACATGTGGTTTATTGAAAAATGTGAAAATGTTGATCAAGCTCGCCGGGCTTTTGAAACAGCAGCCAAAGGATATGAAGATGAAAACTGAACGTGACTTTTCATTTGTTGCAAATTTTGTTAAAGAACAAGATGGTGTTATTACGATCCGTATGGAAGTTGAAGAAAATCGTGATTTAGTTCATGATCTTTGTTCAGTAATGCGAAAAGCAGGGCTGGAAGACATGGACATCGAAGCCGTTTGTAACAAGTTACATGAAGTAACAATGATACGTGTTCTTTGGGAAAATAGCCGTCGAGGACTTCAAACACTGGAGACACGTCACCATGTCGAATAATTGTCCAGGATGTGGTCAAGGTATTGAGGAACCTGAATTAGAAGATGGTCAAACACCTGGACCTTCTGATAAGATTACTTGTCCTCAATGTAATGAAACATGGCAATGGCAAAATTGGCAAGAGTGTAGACAATTGATGATCGATTATTTGGAAAAGTGTTTGATTCCAGATCTTCGTGAGTCTGGCCAAGATGCTACAGCCGATGATTTTGAAAGATGTATGATGATCATGGAGAGTGGATAAAATTATTCTTCGTTTACGTTTACTTAGTTATGCTCTTGAAATGAAGAGAACTTTAGACACTCTCAGTAGAACGAACCAATCCCACGAGGCCCACATGAAACCACATATCTCCAACGTTTGTCGCGTCGAAATCACCAACGAACTTGCGGCACTCGCTGCCCCCGGTGCCACCCCGATTCCGCCTAGCATGTTTCCACCGCGACAGGTCAAGGTGATCGAAACTAACCTGACGTTTGCAGCGGTGATGAAGCATCACCGCGATGCCTTCATCCCGACCGTCAGCCGGGCTACTGCCCACGCCTTGGTTGAGAACAACAACGCCGAATATGCCAAACAGAGTCTGCTTTGCTACACTATGGCAGACTATCTCGCCGACAACGACGTCAAGAACGATACCGAGGAATTCACAAAAGCCCAGGCTGCAGCCGATGCCGGTGCCGAACTGGTGATTGTGGCGGTCATTGGCGAGAACCGATCTCCGCTTTCGGTCTGCCGAAACATCGTCAGCGGAACTGGCTGGGCTCGTCTCGACGGCGAAAACTTTCTCCGAGTCGGTCCTGCATTGTTGACGGATGCCCAAGGAGCGATTGAAGCTGCATCCGTCTTTCTGATCGAGGAGTAACCTCGGAATCCAAGTTATCGTGTCCGACTAAGGAGTCTAAAACATGGAAGCTTTCATCATCACGATCAATCTAGTCGGTGTCGTAGCCGTCTGGAGTCTGTACTTTTATAAGGAGAAGAACGATGAAACAATGTGAAGATTGGCCTTGTTGTGGTCACGAAAGAGGTCTTTGTCCTGATTTTGATGAATCTGGACAACAACTTAATATGAAATGCATTTGTGGTGCAACTGTTTCTATTAATTCTAGATCATCACTTTGTGTAAGTTGTTTGCGTAATGGGGATGATGATTACGAAAGATGGGGTTTTCAAGACGAACAAGAAGATGAAATTGAAGCAGAAGACGCTAGATCATACTCTGATATCCACAGGGATGGGAGATGGGAATGAAAACTATTGTGCGAGATCCTTTACCAGACTGTGATCTGTGTGGTAGAGAAGACTTGAAAGATGTGTGGGATCGTCCTTGTCGTGGAAGTTCATGGGCATTTTGTTGTGTTCAATGTCATACACAACTACCTAAAACGACAATTGGTACACATTTAACTAATCGTGAACCTTGGGAGAAAAAATATCCTAAATATGCACGTTTGATGTCAGAAATTATCAGTGTCTATTCTGACAAGGATGTGATTGATCGTGCATATGCCTTGTATGATGATGAAGGATTGTTGGGTCAGATTCCGTATGTAAATTATCCCGAACTCACACGTATGAAGGCATTAGAATGAAGAATCCACGATTCGAGATCCATTTTATTGAGGAACAATACGATGAACAAGTTGAAGGATACAAGATACCTTCACACTATCAATGGTTCTTGAAGCATTCAAATCGTAAGACATTGGCCATGGGTCGACCAAAAGGTTTCAGATCGATTAAAGGGTGTTTGGATGCCCTTGCAAAAGTTGAACAAGTATTGAATCCAGAAAAACATTTCACAGTTGAAGAAAAAATCTTTTACAAGGATTGTAAATAATGTTAGTATTGTCACGCAAGGAACAAGAAACTATTGTGATTGATGGTAATATTGTAATCACTGTAGTCAGAATCGCTGGTGATAAAATTCGTTTAGGTATTGAAGCTCCCTCTAACGTTAAAATATTACGATCTGAGTTAATTAAAAAGGAACCTAAATCAATGGAGTGACAATGGCTAGAGGATACTCGATCAAACTTCCTTTTACAATTCCGCCGCGGCTAGATGAAAACACATATCTTGAATCCGTTGATGCTTATTTAGAAGGAGATGAAACACAAAGAGATCGTTTGATTCTTGGACATATGAGTCTTTCAGTCTCAACTGCATCTCTGTTTACGGGATTTTGCCCAAGAAAAGAAGACGATTTTGTTGAAGTTGGTTTTATAACACTTGTGGATGCTGTTATTCGATTTCCTTCAATTGCGAGGGATAACAATTTAACTGCATACATTCGTGTAAGATTAAATTGGGCAATGCGTACAGAATTGGTCGGTGGAAATCCTGTTAAAGGAAAAACCATGGATCAACATCGTGAAGTTTGTTTTACTGATCTAGCGTCAGAAAGGTGGAAACATGATGTAACAGATTTAAAAGTTCCAAATTTACCTCTTGAAGTAAGAGAGATTTGTGATCTTTCTGTTGAGGATGAGGTTGAAAAAAGAATTCTTCATTTTTTGTTACTTGGTTACACGAATAAAGAAACTGCAGCTGAACTTAAAGTTTCAGAACGTTTTACAAGTGTTCGTCGTAACAAGATTTTGGCTAAAATTGGCACTTTTTATGAGGAATAAAACATGCCACAAGTGATAGATGTTGCCGCCAAATTGAAAATTGCTTTGATGGGGATTTCAGATCTAGTTCGTCAATATGATCTCTTATCAGAAGACGATCAAAAAGCCACACGGCATTTGCTATATAAGCAAACGGGCAAGTATGGTAAAGCATTTACCAAAAATTTTCTTCCTATTGTTCAGGAAGTCAATAAAAAACTTTCAGGAGCAGTAGAGCCGTGATTCGATTACCAGATGGTAGAATTATACTGACACCCTGTAAAACGGGTTCATCGTCTCTTCATCGTCACCTTTGTCCGCCGGGACAAGTGATCTTAGGTCCACAATTAAATGGTACGATTGAGAAACACGGTATACATTTACCATACGGAGAAACAGGACCATACTTTGTTGTGGTTCGTAATCCTTATACACGTGCGATTTCTTTGTACTTGCATTGGTTGGCTAACTACGAAGATATCATGTGGAAGGATTTTGTTCAAACATCTTTGATACAGAATCCTTGGAATTCTTCTATCAGTACAATGATGGAGAAATTCAAACACCCTTATCAGTATTGGAAACTTGAGTACATAGAATCATGTTTGAAGGATGCTGATCTACCTATGAACATGGAACACTTGAATGTGTCAAAACCTTTTAATGAAGATTACTATGGTGATCTTGCAAATGTTGGGGCTGTTTGTCGGTGGGCTTATAGAGATTTCAAACAATTTGATTATTCATTGGAGGTGCCCTCATGAGTATGCTACAATGTAGTAGAAATTCTTGTGACAATATTATGTGTGATCATACATGTAATGAGTGTATTAACGAACTCATTGAACTTGGTTCAGGAGCAAATGTTAGAACTTTCATGGATTCACCTAAAGGAAAACCCGTGATCGTTGATACTGAATCCGATATTCTGAAAATCTTCAAGGAGAGATAACCATGCAAAGACGTGGATTCCTAGGATTGTTGGGTTTGATACCTGCTTGTATCAAACTGACGTAATTTCTTTCTATTTTTACGTTACACGTGAAAATTACTGGCGTTGAGTAGGGAGTATTATTAAATGATCAACCGTGAATTCGTTATGTTGGCCCAAGTTTATAATCCAAGCAAGCACAAAATTGGTGGCTGGTTTGTATCAACAAAGTATGATGGCCAACGCTGCATATGGGATGGCGGAGCTTCTCGTGGTATTCCAAAGATTGAAGTTCCTTGGGCCAACAATAAAAAAGATGAGCGTTATCTCGAACGTCCAATTGCAACAGGTCTATGGTCACGTTACGGTAATGTGATCCATGCACCCGATTGGTTTTTAGATGGTTTACCAACTGGAATGCTTTTGGATGGTGAATTATGGTCTGGTCGTGGAAACTTTCAACAAACAAGAAAAATTGTTTCAACACTCCTACCTGGTCCAGGTTGGAGTAAAATCCAATTTGTCACATTTGAACAACCTTCACCATTGATGTTGTTTCAAAATGGACGAATCAATAATCCAAATTTTGAAAAGATCATTATTCTTGATGATTGTTTGACTTTTCTTCAAAATAAAGTCAATTCTGCTGTCCAACAATTTCAATACATGATTCGTGATCTCCCAATGCGTGGTTCGCAAAGTCGACTTCCAGACAATGAAACTGTGGCTCGAAATGTTCTAAATGAGATGTTGTATCAAGAAACTTCTAAAGAAGGTGAAGGACTCATGCTTCGTAGTCCCGATTCCTTTTATGGTACAGTTCGATCTAAGCATCTTCTCAAAGTGACCAAGCTCAAGCTTGATGTTGGACAAGTGGTTGGCTATACATGGGGACGTGAAGGTAAACTTTGTGGACTCATGGGGACAGTTCTTGTTGAATTCCAGGGTGAAAGATTTGGAATCAGTGGTTTTACTGATTCTGAACGTGCGATGCATAGTGGTGAAAGTTATGATGATGCTTTCCATGAAGGTCGAATGCATCCTGAGGAAATTGTAATTTCATGCCACAATCCACGTTTTCCCATTGGATCGCAGATCAGGTTTGCTTATAAGGGGCTCACGGATGATGGTGTTCCACGTGATGCGAGGTATGCACGCTCATGAGTGAAGTATGTGAACGATGTGGTTGTGACCGATCCGTGTTCGTAAGGAGTCTGAATAATGTTGGATAAGAATGGGAAAGAGATCATTTTACAAGATTACACTGCTTCTAAAGTTGTGGGTGTTCAAATTGGAACATTAGGTCATAAGCTCTGGGTTTGTATTGACGGTGTAGCTGTTTTACGTGTTGTATCTCCTTTTATCCAATTTGAAGATCAAAGGCAGAAGAATGATTATTAGATCGATTTAATTGACAAAGGACTTGTTGAAATGACAGACGACAGAAAGGTAAAGCTATGCTCGTGATTGTCAGAGCTAGAAACCCGCAACCAAGATACAGATCCGGTGTCTATAGGTCACCGGTTTGGTGTGTCTGGGACGGTAAGAAAGTTGTATATGGTCCAGCCGATCGATCTTTATGTGAAAGATACAAAAATGCTCATTGATCTTTTTCCCTACGACAGTATGATTGGATCAGGGATCATGGGTTGTGTCTCATTGTACATGACTACCAACAAGGTGAAGTTTGTGAACCAAAAGTTTGTACCCGTTGTAAGGCGTGGAAAAAAATGAGAATCCCTGAATATTTGAGTCCGTCTGCTCTTGGTGTTTGGCGTGTTAACACTGAGAAATACTTTCTTCAGTATCTAGCAGATAATCGTCCTCCACGTTATCCGCAAACTGAACCAATGTCGGTGGGTTCTGCATTTGATGCCTATGTCAAGTGTTATATTCATGATGCTATCTTTGGAAAAGGAAATGAACAATTTGATCTTGATAGTCTCATGACGACACAAGTGGAATCTCAAAATCTTGATTTTGCTTGGAAAGCTGGTCGTGAAGTCATGGAAATGTACACGTCAAGTGGTGCACTTCGTTCATTGATGTCAACACTTAGTAAAGCCAAAGACATACGAATGGAATTTACTGCTCAACAAGACATCAATGGTGTTCCTTTGCTTGGAAAACCTGATTTGTCTTATGTACTCCCACAATTTCCTGTAACACATGATTGGAAAGTCAATGGGTATTGCTCTAAAGCTTCACCTGTTGGTGGATACATTGACATACGTGCAATTACTGGACGTGTAAATGGTCCTCATAAAGATGCATATGTCATGTTTGAAGGTGACTTTGCATACAATTCGATTCCAAATCTTGAAGTCAAACAACATACTTGGGCTGTTCAATTAGCAACCTACGGTTGGATCACTGGTGTTCCAGTTGGTGGAAAAATGATGACTTCTATTGATCAGATTGCATGGGGTGATAAGCCACGTGTAGCTCAGCATCGATGTGAGATCACTCCAGACTTTCAAATAAGTGTGTTCAACGAATATAAGGCTCTTTGGGATATTATTCAAAGTGGACATATCTTCCGTCAGATGACACGTGAAAAATCAGATGAGCGTTGTGAAACTTTATCTGCACAAGCAGCTATCTTTGAAGGTGATTCACCTAAAGCAAAGTATCTGCGTAAAATGACCGGAAGGGGAGTATGATTGATAAATGGGCTAATTTTTTGATGAATGAGAAATTAGAACCAAAAAGGATGCCAAATAAACAGGACGTTTTACTAATAATACGTCTTTGTGAAGAATTGGCAAGGATACGTGGTCCCAAAATTAGACCACATAAACTGAAACTAGAATCACGTCGTTTTGTTTGTGATACTGCTATTAAATTAGGTATCGATTTGTCTAGTATTAAAAGCAAGAAAGGAAAAATGTTGATGGGGCGAGGGTTGTTGGACGCTTGGATGCTTGCTTACAAAGAAAACTTTGACAGTACTTTTGGTACAGTAGCAGAAAAAGAAACTATTCGTCGCAATATTAAGCAAAGAAAAGATTGGCGATGATTGCTGGACCTGATGCACCGGTGATTGGATTGGAATCAATTACGTGTCAATATCATCAATTTACTTAGAATATACCAAAGGTTAAAGCATGAAGACCAAGGATGAGATCGATGTTGAGGGTACACAAGCCCTTACATTGAAAGACATTGCCGCCGCAATCCAGATTGCACGTTCTGAAGAAGGATTCCATGAGTTTAGGCGATCGATCGAGGATCAATTGATACGTATGGCTGCCGCTGATCGGTGGGATCGTAAATTACATTTCAGTAAAGATGTCAGTGGTGGTTGCAAACAAGCCTTTTTAGCCTGTTGGGTGAGGATTGAACATGTTTGATTCAAGTGACGATCATGTACAAATTCAGAGGTCGAACATGCCAGCGTACAAAACAAAGATGGGACGCACATGTGAAATTTGTAAAGAATGTGCAACTCATAAAGTATTCAACACTTATAATGCTTTAATGGGTTACTTTTATGAGAAATGTGCTAACAAAGAAATTGAAAGGCTTAACAAATGATCGGTATGCCGGGCCACGTTGAATTGTTCATTATTGCTGGGATTGCTTTGTTGTTTTTTGGAAATCGCTTGCCGAGCGTTGCAAAGAACATCGGTCGTAGTTTTTCGGAACTTCGTAAAGGTGCTGAAGAAGCACGTGAATGTATTGAGGAGAGCTTGGACGATGAAAAGTGAAATCGTTATTCGACTAGTACGTGATCAAGACAATACATTTATCAGTGATGAAGGTGCCCTTATCAACCTTGGCCAGCTAAGATGAAAGCTGAAACTTTGGATAGTTTCATGCTTACAGGTGTGGTTAGTTTTATAGCGATTTTGGTATCATTTACTGTGATCGCTGGTATTTACATCGTATATGGAGGATGACAAAATGGACATTAAGACTGCTGCCTATCGCAAAGCTCGCCGGGTTGAAACAATCAAAGCTGAAATGAAAAAACTTGGACAAGAACTTGATGCCATCAATACTTGGGCAATTGAAGTTCTTGATCCTGAGTATGAAGAAGAGCATCAACAAGGGACTGTTAAATTGGTGAACAATTTTGCTCGCGGGAATACAGCATTTCGTCCTGCTGCGTTTCGTGCATTTGAACTTGTTTGGGAGGAATTCAAATGAATGTTGAACAAAAAGGTGTTAAGTTTCGTGTAATTGTGGAAGATGGAAGAAGCGGATCGAATGTTACAGGGAGAATAGTAAAATGAAATGTCCAAAATGTGATCAAGAAACTCTTTTGATAGAGGAAGATACTTGTACAACTTGTTGGATCAAACGTAAATTCAATGTACTTCTTTTTTGGATTTTTTGTGTTTTGTCTTGTATGCTTGTTGGAATAATCCTTTTACAATGGTGGTTACATGAGTGAAGAACTTGAAGACGATGGCTGGATCGAAGATGAAGAGGATGAAGATGAAGCTGGCGACGAAGAATTTGAGGAATTTGAGGATGATTGGGACGAAGAAGATTCTGAATCTAAAGAGGAGGTTGAGGATGAAAGTTGCTTGGACAGGAGGGGATACCCCAAACAAACAGACAAAACGAACCAACCAAAAATATCGCGAAATACGAAAACGTTTTTTCCGTGAATTTGTAGGAATATGTGGTGGATTGAATTTATGGGAATGTGCTGGTACATCCTCACTTGAACGTGCAAGAATTTTTTGGAATCAAGCATCCTTGGATGCGTGGCGAACATGGAAATATTATGAAAGTTGAACGCAGATCATTTCTGCAGACATGTGGCATTTGCTTAATTGCACCTGTCAGCAAACTTCCACCCCCGGAAGATGATAGTGAATTAAAACCTGGTCTTCAAACGATTTCAATTGACAAGATCGTTTATGAGAGTATTCGATCTTGTCAATATGGTTCAAAAGAACTGAAAGATAATATGGAGTCAGTTGGACAGCAAAATCCAATCTTGTGTCGTGCTCAGGGTCCAAATGCCGTCTTAATTGATGGTTTGGCTCGGGTACATGTGGCAAAGTTGCTGGGTTGGAAAACTATTGTAATTCATATCGTAAAATTAGATGATACTGAATCGATAGTTCTAATTCCAAGTCAACCACGTATTGAAACGAAACCTGAAGAATACAAGAAACATTTAGTAAAGATATTGTCTCGTAATCCACAAATGACAATCGATGAATTGGCTCACAAGATTTGTCGTTCACCTGCTTGGGTCAATGAGGTACTAAAATGAAAGCTTACTTAGATCTTTTGGGTCGTATTTATACACGTGGTGTGGAAAAACGTCCAACACGTATAGAATCTGGTCAAACAAAGAACAAAACGATTGGTCTTCCGCATCTCAGGTTTGATCATGACCTGGCTGATGGATTCCCGTTCATTACCACACGACAAATGTGGTGGAAAGGGATGGCTGGTGAACTTCGTTCATTTATTGAAGGGAGGATGACTCAAGCTGAGTTTGAGGAAAATGGTTGTACATTTTGGAAAGAATGGGCAAACAATCTCAATGATCGCGGAATCTTTGATCCTGAAGCCAAACAAATCTACCGAAAAGGTGATCTTGGACCAGTCTACGGTGCTCAATGGAATGCTCATGGGCAACTTGATCACGTATTGTCTGCTTTGAAAAGGGGTGGCGATGATCGTCGTATGGTTGTATCAGCCTGGCGACCAGATGAGCATGAGCGTATGGCATTACCACCTTGTCACGTCTTATGGAACGTGGTTGTATATGGTGGTAAAATCCATATGCATTGGCATCAACGTTCATGTGACTTTCCTGTTGGTGTTCCAACGAACATTGCATCATATGCTTTGTTAACGCATCTCTTGGCTAAGTGGTCAGGATTGAGTGTCGGTGGATTGTCTGCTAATTTTGCTGATGCTCACATTTATGAGAACCAACATGAGGGTATTGTTACACAACTCTCACGTTCACCTCACAAGTTACCAATGGTTCACGTAGAGTTTAAAGATGATCAGGATTTTGAATCCTGGACAGCGTACTTGTCTCTGTATAAGTATCATCCCGCAATTGATTTTGGAGAACTGGAAGTATGAAATTGAACGAAAAAATCGAAATTCGAATATATCGCACAAACACCAACTTTGACAAAGCATGTGACGCAGCCAATAAGACTGCAATGATTAACACATTTCATGTAGATGCGAAAGGACATATCCCAGGTTTTGAACGATCTACCCACGAAATTTGTATTAAATTTAAAAGCTACAAATGTGTGTTAGGACACACTGGGCGATCTTGGTGTTATTCATTTGATACATGGATACAAGATTGTGATTACCCACTTGAAGGAACTTGAGGTATGAATAAGGCGATAGTTCGTGAAAAATTGATAATTTTATTTACATCACAATCCGTGGATGCTTGGTTGGAAAAATTTCCTTTCGGTCATATTTTCCATGAAAACTATGTATCTGATTTTATTGATTACATTAATTCACTCGGAGTATGAACATGAAAAGTCTTGAGATCGGTCCCGGAGAATATCCTGTTGCTGGCTTTGACAGTTTAACAGCGGACCTGAATCAACCAGCCACGTATCATTGTTTCTGGGGTAACGATCTTCTTCCCATTGAAGATGAAACATATGATCTTGTGTATGCAAGTCATGTCATTGAACACGTTCCTTGGTATAGGGTACATGCTGCTTTGAAAGAGGTATATAGGATTCTAAAACCTGGTGGATCATTTGAAGTATGGACCGTGAATTTTCGTGTTGTGACTTCGGCATTTATTCAGGAAGAAATACCTGATGATTGGCGACGTATGAATCCTCATGATGATTTCATGACATGGATCAATGGTCGTTTATTTGCTTATGAGACAGAAGGTACTGGTCTAAATTTTCACAAGTCTTGTTTCACTTTCCAATCTTTGGTTAAATTGTTACAGGATGTAGGTTTCAAAGAACCAATAAGTATTTTCAAGCCACGAGGCATAGATCATGGACCTGTTAATTTAGGAGTTGCGGCATGGAAAGAATAAATTATGTATCTTGGGCCCAAATGCATAAGGATGTAGTATCCTTTGCGAGCAAGCTGCCCAAAATTGATGGAGTCATAGGTATTCCTCGTAGTGGTGTGATTCCTGCTGCTCATCTTGCTACACACTTGAATGTACCTTTTACCACCATAAGTCATTACACTAATGCGGGTTTTGAATCCGGCGGTAGTAGGATCGACAGTGAAATACCAAAAGGAGCTACACTATTACTATTAGATGACAGTGTTCAGTCTCTTTTAACACTTAATACATTGACACAAGGTCGTGCAAATGTGAAATTTAAAAATTTTAATGGTCACACGATCTTGCCTGCATGTTTGTATGCTTCGATACTGAATAGACCTTTACTTTATGAGCGAGTGATCCCAAATCCAAGGATCTTTGCTTGGAATTGGCATCAATCTTGGTTGACAACGAGTATGATGATAGACATGGATGGTGTTATTTGTGAAGATCCATCAATCTTTGATGATGATCAAGAAGCATACATAGAGGAAATTCGTCGTCTCAGACCTTTATTTTGTCCAAGATCTTTTCAAAGTATTTGTACTCATCGTCTGGAACGTTTTCGTCCAATCACGGAAGCATGGTTACAGAATCATAACATACGTGCAACTTCTATACAAATGTACCCAGCAAAAATTGCAGCTGAACGTAGAAAAACTGCAGGACCGTATGGTAAATGGAAAGGTCAAGTATACGCACAATCAACTGCTGTATTATTTGTAGAAAGTTGTCATTTACAGGCAATAAAGATTCATCAAGTGTCACAAAAACCTGTTCTTTCAATTGAAATGGATGAAATGTTATGCAATTGATGATGACAACTGCACCTAGATCAAAGGTGGTAATACATAATACTGTATCAAGTTTGAAAACTGCGGATTTTACAAATATTACAGTTTTTTGTGAACCTGATTCTGTTGAACCTGATTGTCAAGTGATTCAGAATCAAACAACTTTAGGTGCATACACTAATTGGAGGCGAGCATTATCGTATGCTTGTGACAATTGTACAGATTGGTTTGGAATTGTTCAAGATGATCTCATTGTAAAACCTGTTTTACGTAATGTCCTTTCTAATTTGTATCCTGATCATGTGTACAGTCCATATTTGTCTACTGTACATCATAGATCAGAAATTCAAGGTTGGTTTCAGGTAGAAGCTGGTTTTGGTTTGTGTGGTGCTTTGTTCTTTTGTATGCATGTTGATGTAGCCAAACAATTATTTGAAGTTATGCCGACATGTGTACCAGAAAACAAACACATAGATGGTTATTTAAGTTTAGCTTTGGAAAAGTTGAATATTGCGTTATTTTGTCACAGTCCTACACTTGTCAAACATTTGGGTGATGGGTGTTCGACGCTGGGTTACATGTCAAATCGTCAAGAATGGGGATGGTAGTATGAATTTGTATAAGCTTGACCATAAAGGTCACAGTATGACAGTTATTGCTCCTGATATTACATCTGCTATTAGTATTGCAGTTGAACATGATTCAAGTATTCCTTGGGAGAAATCTACATTTGATGCCTTGGGTTGTATTTCGATAACTGAATCAAGAGTGGTGGATTACTTTCCTCATTTCAAAAATCTTGAACGGGAACGTGCGGATAATAAACGTTTACTTGAAGAAATCAGAGAAATAGTAGAAGCACATACACGAAGATTGACTCAACCAGAAATAAAAATCACTTACGAGCCAGAAACTTTTGAATGGTTAAGAAAACAGCAAGACGAACGACGTTTCCGAATCATGGAAAAAGCAAAAGAAATAGCCGCCCAAGGTGATGGTCGAGTAACAATTAACATGATGAGAAGGGCCATACAACAATTGGAGTGAGCTAATGATCATTGTACTAAAACGCGGACCTGCAGATGGTATGCAAATAAAAGTTTGCAACTATCGCAACACTTTTTTGTATCAATGTAGGGTACCTGTACCTGTTGATTTTATTGAAAAACCTACAAGTTCTATCCCTGTGCATGTATACAGACGGGTACCTAACACTAATATTTACTATTATGAAAGAGTCTATCAATGAAAGTGATTTTGAATCCACAAGTTCCTAACTATGAAGGACATTGTGCAAACATTTCCCATATCATTGCTTCTTGGATCGCAACATCTGGGAATGGGATCACACAAACTCATGAAACTAAACTTGCAGGAGAGGATTGGCAAGAAAATAGCGTGGAAATTCAGACCAATAAATTGGTAGTGGACAAAGAAGGAGTGAAACATGAGCGAAGAAACCTTGAATACGCGTTGGAACAATACTTGCATGTTTCCGCAGCAGGTCGTACAAGAGCCAGCAAACCTCCTGAAGGATTTGAAGACATTGACGACATTGAAGATTCCTTCATGCCCTGAATGTGAATCAGGGTTAGTGGGTCTATTAGAATTGGTAAAATGGGAGTGCAAAAATTGTGGCCATACTTTTCTGGAAACAACGAGAGTTCTCTGATATTAAAGGGGCATTGTCACCTACAGAAATTAGTTATTTAAGAAAAGGTCTTCCACGTGATCTTGGTGACACACATGGTGAAATAATTGAATTTGGCACATATTTAGGTCTTTCAACAGACTTGTTAAATCAACATTTACGAAGAAATGAGAATCATTTTTGTTATGATCGTTTCATTTGGGAAGAATGGATGAAAGGTGGCACCGTTGGTGAATCTTTTCGTGAATTATTCCTCAAAAATACTGAAGAATGTGTACGCTTACATGTTCAAGAAGGAGACATTCAAAAATACAAGTGGAATGGTTGTGGCATACGTTTGATGTTCATCGATGCTTTTAAATGTAAAGCTACAGCTTCTCATGTTATCAAAAACTGGTTTATGTACATGAATCATGGTGGGTTGATTTTGGATCAAGATTTCATGTGGGGAATGCAACAAGGAATATACGAATTTTGTATTTTGTGGTATTACAGATTACGACAAAATATCAAACCAATTGTACGTGTAGGAACTACAATTGTTTTTCGTGTCATAGAATGTATGGATTTTTGTACATTAAACCGTGTGCTAGATACACGTCCCACATTTAAAGAACTTACTGAATGTATGAATTACTGGTCAGGAATTGTTGAATGATGATCTGTGGTAAATGAAAGGGAGAAACGGATGATCGGAAATCAATTAAAAGCTGCACGGGCAAAAGCGAAACTGTCCCGACATGAAGCTGCACAGAGGGCTGGTATTGGTCGACAACATTTATGGTACATTGAAAATGATAAAGGGAATCCAACGATTGAATTACTTCAATCACTCTCTGAAATTTACAAATTTAGATTTATAATAATGCCAAAAGAGTAAATTATGATATTGATCCGAAATCATTGTATCATTGGTCCACCAAAGACATATACGACGTCCTTGCATCGTCATTTATGTCCGCCAGGTGTTTTAGTATTGGGTCCACAGTTAGATGGTCAAATTGACAAACATACTACATCCATTCCTTTTGGATTTAAAGGTAATTTTTGTGTAACTGTTCGAAATCCCTATGATCGTGCTCGTTCTTTATTTGCTCATTGGGTCAAATATCATAATGGATGTACTTGGGACGTTTTTGTCTTTGAACATTTACGTAGTGGTCTTTTCAACATTACAATTTCTGAAATGATGCGTGGTTTTGAACCTCCGTGTGATTATTGGCAAGTAGAAAATATAGAAACATGTTTGGTGAATGCTGGTTTACCTATTAACATTCCACATTTGAATATTGGTGATGTTGATGATCAAGATTGGTATGTAGATGGATGCATAAAGGAGCAAGTTCGTCGGTGGGGTGCCGAGGATTTTGAGTTGTACAATTACAAGGAGTGACAAATGTACAATAATTCAATTGAAGCTGGGTTGGATTCAGAAGATTTTATACCTTTTGGTCCAAGTAAAAAAACAAATGCAAGGCCAGGTTCGCGTGCAAAAATTGAAATTATGGCAATACGTGTTGCATGTGGCTTACAGATTCATCATCCTCAAGACTTTGTACTTGAACATGAAATGGGGACCAAGGTTTTTGGTGTAGAAAGATGTCTGGGAGAATTCAGATGATTTATTTTGTTATTATGATTTTAAATGGCCGAAACCTACAGAAGTGGATTTGAAAGATCCATATTGGGAAGTTGTACCTGCTAAAGATGAAACAGGAATTGACAAACTTTTGATACTTTAAAAGGGAGTAGGTTCGATGATACTTAGAATCTTGGTTGTTTGGTTACTATTAACGGGTGCTTGTTTCGGTGATCGTGTATCCTGGAAAGCGAAACAGGAAACACGTTATGCTGCACGTTTGGCAAAGCGTGCATACAAGCCTGTTAATCCTTGGCTGGAAGTTGAACGTCAAATTCAGTCATACAACAATGATACCAGGATCATGCATCAACGTAACTATCTGTATGTTGCACCTGATGCGTACTATTATGATGGTTGGCATGGTTTTTATTGGGGAGTAATTCTATGGTAACACACTTGCCTGATGGTCCAACACTTAGATTGAATGAGGTAAAAAAATGTCCGCACACCGGGCCAAAGTAGCTAAAGCAGTTTCCAAGCACATAATGAAGGAAACTGAATTGACAGAAGAACATGTGAGTTTGATACAAGATGTTGTGTATGCTCTTACTTGGTCACGAGAATTACATGATTTTGCAATAGGACGATTGCGTCAAATTGCAACTCGAAACAAAGAGGAGAAACCAGGATGCTAGGAACCATTACAAATATTTGTGAACCAAAGTCGTTAGCTCGTGCGATTATTCGTACATATGGAAATACTGAAAATCCTGGGTCTGATCATTGGATCACAAATAAGGTAATGTGTGCAAAATTAATTGCACGCATTATCACAGAATGGAGTGTACATGCAAAGACTGAGGAATGGGAATTTCCATTTTCTGAATCACTTGTTCTTGGCTGTTGGATCAAATGGCGTAAAATGTCAGCAGAAAACCGTCACTTAACTCGTGTAACATTGGAGATGTAATGGCAAAACGTGCAACCTTCGATAATGATTTGTTTTTTTCTTTAATGTAACACAAGGAACAAAGGGATGAAATTAATTGTGACAGGAACAGGACGTTGTGGGACGGGTTACGTAGCTAAAGCTATTACAGCTTTAGGATTACCATGCGGACATGAATCTGTGTTCACACCTTATGGTGTTAAGTCAGGTATGGATGCGGATTCATCTTGGATGGCAGTACCTTCTTTGGGACAATTTCCTGAAGCTGTGAAAGTACATTTGATACGGAATCCATTCTTAGTTGTAGATTCAATGTTTGCGGTTCCTGGAGCGTTTGGTAACGATTTGAGTGTGTATGGGGCATTTTTACATAATCATTGTACTTTGGATTCTTTAGTAGATAAGCGTGATCAAGTGCTTGAATTTTGGATACAATGGACAGCACGTTGTACGGAAGAATGTTTGTTAGAATGGCATGTTGAGGATTTGTCATATGGTTTCCTTGTTAATTTTCTGTTTGGATTAGGTATAAGGGCGGGCCATTGTAGGCCAGCATTTGATTCCGTATCTAAGACGTACAATAGTCGTGAACGTCCCACCGTAAATTGGTCTAGTTGTACTCGTTGGGCTGAATTTTGTTTCATTGCAAAGGAATATGGGTATGATGCTCCCAGAAGCTGAGAAAAAATTGATGCCGCATAATGTTGAATATTATTCACCTATGTGTGAATCGACGGTTGAAACTATTCTCGGGTTGCTGGAGTTTGAATTTGGTGGTAAAGGTGTTGATCTTGGTTGCGGGACCGGCTGGTTTGTTAACTATATGAATGAACGTGGAATGCATACTATTGGTATCGATTACTCAGTTGTACGAATCAATGTTGCACGTTCACGTTATCCGCTCTGTGGATTCATGTACTCTATAATACAAGAAGTTTTGGATACTGAGAACATTACGGACTGGTTTCTATGGGATGTCATTGAACATTTGGAAGATCCTTTGGGGATTTTGGACGCAATCAAAGGGCGAATTTGGGCATCTATACCAATTCAACATGAATACGTGGCTCATTTACAAGTATTTGTGGATGTAAAAGACATATTTTCACGTTTGGGATGTCAAAAAGTTATTGAATGGAAGCATGAGGAGCAGGAGTATGCTCTTTGTTTTTGGGAAGCCTCTTGAACGAACACACTCGACTCTAAGAAAATTTGGCGAACAATTGTTAGCAACAGACACTGATCCTGAATCAAGGGTGTTGGTTTGGGGAGCAGATAAATACAAGTCATTGGTCGTTGAAATGGACAAATTAGCACATCGCAAACGAACGTGTCCCAAGTGTAAGGATTCGGGATTTTGTAGTTCACGTGATACGAAGGATTTTCGTGAATGGCAATGTCCGTCATGTGGACATGTTTGGCGAAAAAAGATAGTTGCTGATCTGACAAAATGGCATACATGATGTGGAGATCAATGATGGCTCAGTTAGAGTTATTTAGATTTGGTCAAAAAGATTCAAAGCTAAATGTTTTGTTTGTGGTAATTATTAAGATTGGAGGATGAATGGACTGAATGTAATGGATGTTTGTTTTTAGTTAACATAAAGGAAATTTCACATGACGCAACCTGAAGAAGTTTTGGAAAAAATTCGTTCATTGGCTGGTAATTTAAGTGGAGATGCATTAGCTGGCTTGGTGTTTCGGTTTCTTGATGGTACGTTTGGCACGTACTCAATGGAAAGGTCCACGTTCCTTGGTAAGGGTGGTGAAGTTTTAACAAAAACCACCGGAGATGTTGAAGCAACCGAGTTCATGGCTGATGGTGAGGATTTGGCATCATGGCTGAAACGTCGATCGCCTTCTAAGGCTGCTGCAGAAAATGCGACTCCTGCTCCAGGCCAGACGGTGGAATCCAAACTTGCAGTCAAAGCAGCAGCTGACAAAAAGCAGCAGCTGACAAAAGCAGCTGCTGACAAGGCTGCTGACAAGGCTACTACAGACAAGGTGGTAGGTGCAGTTGAAAAGGGTGCAGGTGCTTCTATGCCTGGTGCTGGTGTGCAAACAACATATAAAGAGTGATTCAAGATCCATTTATGTTTTTGCTTGGTCTATGAATAAGATGGATTTTGTTCATAGGCCATTTTATAATAGGCCATTTGGTTAGAATCCATTGGTCTTGGATGCTAAATCACGTTATTCTGGAACCTTGCAGCGATCTTGTCGAGATCGCTGCAAGGAATTTTTTAAGGCTGAAACGGTTACTTTTTCAACTTATATTCGTGAATATGGTTCATGGATCGTGGTTTCATGCTGCAAACTTCTTAAAAAAGTGAGATATGAAAATAAAAGACTAACTTTCTAACTTACTTTTGGGAGGTAAACTGTTTATCAGAAAAAATAAAAAGGTGAAAACAGACATATATTAAAGCATATAGGTGTCTTTTGTAGGTAGAAAAGTTCCTTGCAGCGATCTCGACGAGATCGCTGCAAGGATTGTGTTTTAGGTGATCTGTTGAACTAATTCAAACCTATCAACCATGATCTGTGTGATCTGGGATGATAAGTATCCTAAATCATGTTTCTGTGCTGCAAGGTTTGTGATTTACCTAGTTATTAGGATCTGTATATTTTCACTTGGTCAAATACATAATAATTCAGGATCATGGGCGGGGGTTTTATAGGACGGCCGAGATCAAATCACAAAGTGGTCAAGTGAGTTTGAATCTGAATGTTTATTTCTACCAACCCACCGACCCTGTTTCATGGCCAAAACACCTGTGGATCTAGAATCATGGCTGTTTGAGCTTGGTTCAGCTTGAGGATTATCAAGTTTACTGTTAATGTATAAAAAGTTTTTTGAATTGCCACCTGGTCGCTGGTAATTACCCCCCTATTCGGGTGGGTAGCTGCTTGATTCAAAATGATATGCCACCTGGTCGCTGGCATATCAAAGTGAATCTCTCGCAAATACAAGTAATTGTAGCAAATACAAGTAATTGTAGCAAATACAAGTAATTGTAGCAAATACAAGTAATTGCGGGAAACCTGGCACCCCTCGACCGGGTGGGGACGTTTGATTCACGAATATCGTCCTTATAACTACCTAGCAGGAGGGATGTGCGGAATTGCTGCTCCCTTGAAAGTATGGTACAGCCTGCAGGAAAAAAAGTAATTTTAAAGCCTTACAGTCAAAGACTTTGCGTCGATATTTGCAACAAAATGAAAATTTTGTGTTCTGAACAGTTGTACACTAAAATGCTTATTTACGCCTGGCACCTAAGTCCTTTGATAGCAACGACTTACGACGATTTTTGCAGTCCCCCTATTCCTTTCCTCATTTCTGTATAGGTAGAGGGACGCAACAATCACCAACTAGGAATCGCAAGGCTAATGCAAAACAGACTCACAACTTAAAGTCCGGCATACGTGCTGGCAGTCGTCAATCGTACCGAGACTGTATAAAAACTGTACCCGCTGATAGCGTACTATCTTCTGAGTCCCTCAGTCGTCGTTTGCGGAAAGATAGGTGAAACATGAAACTACTCGCAGCAATGGCAATCTTGCTGTTATACGTCCTCACACTGGCCGTATAGCACGTTTTCACGCTACACAGTAGATTTCTAACCAACTAGACTTCAACACTGGCAAACGACGACTGAGGGACTCAGAATAGGGAACCAAGCAGCCATGGCTAGCATAGACTCGTTAAACGGCCTTTGAATTCAAACCGATTGAGTATACTAGTCACTCTTGAGGCTTATCGGGCGACGTTAAACCAGTCTAGGGCGGTATTCACGTGGGCGTCTAAATCTAGCCATGGTTGCTTGGTTCCTGCAACCAGTGTACCCCCCTATGTGGGGGGGTACGCCAGCATAGGCAAGATAGGCTAGATAGGAAAGAATCATGTCAAGACAGGAAACACTAACCCAACTAGCAGCATTCAAACAGAGGATACAGAATCTCAATGAATTTAATTCTGCGTTTTTGTTTGGAATCGTGGAAAGTTTGACCACTGACGAACACGCAAAAAAACAATTCGGTACAGTCGGAATAGACTTGCTACGATACTTGAATGATGGAATACACGCTGAAGATAGAATCAAATATTGTCCGAAGTGTACGCAACCAAAAAATCGCAAACTTGGTGCATTTGGTTGTGTATGCACAGAATGACTCAAATCGGCCTATCTTGCCTATGCTGGCACAGTTCAAACCTCACTAATGAAAGTAGAATCATGTCAAAAATGAAAGTGCAGACCGTATCAATCGGTCAATTGTGGGCGTTTTGGAATGTCGAGACTAAATCCCCGGCATACAATCCTGGACGCGACGATTCGGATTCCTGGTCAAGTCCGTTGGGTCAAATCCCGCCTGACATGGCCAATGGGTACGATATGAGCAAAGGAACGATCATAACGTACACCGTTAACGAAATCTCGAAGCTGTTTGCGGCTTTGAACGAGGAGAACCCCTGTGATCTGTTCGCGGCAATTGCTGAAGATCCGGTCGCGGTTGCAATGCTGCAACGTGAAGAACGGATTGCGGAATTTCGCGAATTGGGTGAGAAAACCTTGAATTTCCCAAAAGGGGAATCGGGGGATTCGGAAACCATTACTTACGATCAATTGGCGGATTCGCTGGAATCGGTCAAAGGGATCAAGCCCACGGACTTCGCCTTGTGCGGGCAACGTCGGAATTATGCCGCACCCGGAACGGTCGTGCTAGCCCAATTGAGGGGGCACATTGACGCCCCTCGCGAGTATGAATTCTATGCCACAAGGCGTGAATTCACGTCAATTGCTGTCACTCACAAGATGTTGGCGGACGAAAACGCCCAAAACAGCAAAGCGGGTTACTCGCCTTGCGGGTTACTTCGCAACGCCATCATCTTTTTGGCTGAACAACCGGGAATCACCGAACTTGACCTAGGTAGACAATTGGGTCTATCTGATCGCTTCGATCCGATTTCCGGCAAGATGACGCAGGCCAATCGTGGCAATCGCCAAAAGTATCACCGTTGGGCGATGGTCGCGAGTATCCCCGCCAATGGGGGACTCAAGATTTTTGATCGCATCAAGATCAAGGTGGCCACTGATGACGGCGGAAAAATGTTGTATTCCCCAAACGGGGGGATTCCTGCCGGTAAGCTGGACAAGGAAACTGCTCAAGTTCTACTTGGTCGGACAAAAGACGGCAAAGTTCCAGCACGATACGTTCCCATTTTGGGGGAGAAGCAAGATAAACCGGCATCCCCCGATCAGGTGGAAGCTGTCATCAAAAACCTGATTTCGGGCTACAAGCCGCCCGTTATCGATCGGAAGAACATGGAGAACTGGACCCTCCTTTTGGGGGATGTGCAAGTCTCTTTGGGTGATTGCCTTACGGCAATTATCGCCAACGATTTCGCCTTCTTCAACGAACTGGGGCACAAAACCCCTCTCAGTTTTACCCCCTCGACTGATGGAGTCGCGGAAGAAGCCCCCTCCAAGTAGGGGTGTCTACGTACCCCCCCCTGGTCAGGTGTCCCCTGGCCAGGGGGGTTTTTCGTTTGGTAAGATAGGGAGTTTATGATGACTGAAGTATGCTGGCAAGATGTGCAGGATGCGGTATCTAGATTGGCTGCGAAGTCTCCACAGTATCCGGTAATCACGTACAATAGGAGGTTTACAATGAATAGGTTAGATGTGACGACTAGGCTGGCTAGGGAAGCTGAGTTCTATAAGCAAGAATTGCAAAATAGGATGGCTAGGTTTGCTGAGGGGTATGGGATGTTTTATAGGGTTAAGCAAGCTAGGGAACTTTGGGAATGTGCGGTATATAGGTTGAATGCACAGCTTGAAGACAATGAGGTATTTGCGAAGGCTGCATTAGCTGAGCAAGCTGAGCAAGCTGAGTTGGTTACAGAAGATGGGGAACCTGCGTGGACTAGGCAAGCTACGGTAGTTGGGCCAAGTAGGTTAACTCCGGAGAATCTAGAAGCTACGCTGTCTGAGGTGGCTAGTCAGTTTGGGCAAGTTGAGTACGCCGTGGTAAAGGACATAGTTTGGGCAACGCTGGCTGTCTGGGAGAAGTAAGTAAGCTAGGCAAGCTAGGTAGTCTGGTCAAGATAGGTGGGCCAGGCTACCTAGGCGGGGTGGGTCAAATAGGTAAAATAGGGCGAATAGGTAAACTAGGGTACCCCTGTCGCTCTGTAGGGTCTGATACGGTCAATTTTTTCTAAGGCTGTACATTTAAATCAAACCACCGCCCATGATTCTTATTTATTATTTTAATTACATTCTTATCAAACCACCGCCCATGATTCTTATTTCAATTACATTTAAATCAACCCACCGCCCATGATCCTTATTTCAATTACATTCTTATCAAACTACCGCCCATGAACCTTTGATCTTGAATCTTTCAACAAGTCCCACTCCTCAAATGAGAAGTGGGCTGTTTTCGTAGACTTTCTCAACTTTAAAACTTCATTCTGGGTTGCTGGGTTTGATTTGAAGTCTGAAATTACCTAAATCAGCATCCTTGCAGCGATCTTGTCGAGATCGCTGCAAGGAATTATTTTGGGTCGAATCACGTATAATATACGGGATAATTCTCAGTTTGCAGCGATCTCGACAAGATCGCTGCAAGGATTTAAAATTCAACGATCTTGAATCATTGACACGCTCAAACAACCCGCACAGGAAAAAATTATGTCTACTTTGTTATTTTTGACGCTTATTTTCTTAGATACAGTGAAAGCAGAAACTCCACAAATTTTCACGTTTGAACAACATGAACCAATTGAATTTACTGTACAATATGAAGAACCTGACGGATTCACGTTGTTCATGATTGATTGGCAAATTATTAACATTTCACAGGGACCGAGAGCACGTGGACGTGAATATGATAATGGAAATACATTCGCTATCTGGGCAGCACCAGGAGAATACGAAGTTCAGATGCTGTTAATATTTAAAATGGGAGATGAAGGCAGAAAAGAAAAGAAATATTATAATTTAACGGTTCTCGGAGCAAGACCTCCTCCACCTGAATTTAAAGTAACCAAAGCTGTTGTGATTGCTGATAGTCCTGTTTCACCACATGTTCCTGCAGCACGATCTGAAATCGGGTCAATTGAACTTAGAATAACTGATTCAACTCCAAAAACAGGAACAGGTACAGTCCCTTTAGACCTAAAGCCAGCCCTCGACGCCGCATCTGGAGTTGGCTATTCTCGAATTCTCGTTTTGTTAAATGATAATACTGTTCTGAAAATCATGCCTTTACCTGAAACAACTGAAGCATTAGTTGAGGCAATTACTAAATGAACATAAATCCCGCATTAATTGATATTGTTAGAGATGAATGGAAACCAGGACAGGAACTGGGTGGGTTAATTCACTCTGAAGAATCTTTTGGAGTATCTTTTCCGTCTTCTTTTGTCATTCCGCGAAATGAGTGGAAAGATCGTATTGATGATCGTAAATCAAAGAACTATGCTCTTCAAAACTTTTTTGATTACGTTTATAACCAGAATCCTGAATCAAGTTGCGTGTATAATGCCGCATGTCGCTGCTATGCGATTCGGTATGCTGTTCAATACGGCAAAAAATACATGTTCATTCCTTCTCCTATGTCTGGCTATAATCAAGTAGCCAGAAGCCGTAATTCAGGATCAACGTGCTGGGGTGCAATGGAACATCTCACAGAAGTAGGTATTCTTTTTAGCGACAAACATGCTAATTTTAAGCATACTTACCAGGAGAATACACCCTTTAGTCGAAATATGCCACAAGGGTGGAGGGACACAGCCCGTCATTTGCGTGTTGCTAAAAATGGGTGGTTTTCTATTGGCTCAAAGGAAGAATTTGCTTCTGCTTTACTTCATGACATGCCGATCTGTTATGGACGTAAAGGGCATTCTATTTGCGGTGAAGACCTCTTACATGATGGTCGCCGCTTTCTTGTCCGTTATTGTGATTCGTACTCTAAGTCTAGAGGCGACAATGGGCGTCTTTATGATTCGGAATCTAATTGGTCAACAGGGGGAGCTTGGTGTTGTGCCGAGACTTTAGCACCTGATGATCCCAGTCAACCCGCAGGTCCTAAAGGAGGTACTTTATGAACTGGTTTACTTTACTCGTGCCCTTACTGACAACACTTTTTGAAAAATGTCAGGAAAACAACAATGCTGAACGTGCTGCTGTAATGAAGTCACATCCAAATATTGCACGTGCACGTTTACGTAAAACTTTACGTAAAGATGGTCACAAAGGAAAGAAACTTCGTAAGAAGTTGGATTTAGCCATGAAAGAAATGGCTGCAGCTGATGTTGAAGATATCCAAGAATTTCTGGATGAACTTCAAGGAAATTAATTTTTGCCCTTTGGGCGTGGACCTTCGGGTCTCGATCCTTGGGGTTGCGATGCGGGTCAAGACCCCGAGGATTTTATGGATAAAAAGTTACATCGGATAGAACATGACGCTGATCCTGGTCGATGTCAATCTGGTGGGAAACATGGTCAATGTCCTTATCTCTCAATGGCTGCTTGTGTAGAACGTCATCTATTGGAAGTTGCAAATCCTACGGATTATATAAATTCACATACATGTGCAAGGCACGGAGGTGAAAAGAAAGCAACAACTGTACGAAAAGAAAGAACTCATGATTATCGTTTGAGCATTTGGCAAGAACGTATGGATGAGTTTGCTGAAAGTGAGCAAGCAAAAAGTCTTCGTGGTGAAATTGGTGTCACAAGATTGATGATTGAACAGATTTTGAATCAATGTGAAGACACACAACAATTATTAATGTGGTCTGCTAGAATTCAACAACTTGTTAGTTCTTGTGAAAAACTTGTCAGAACTGCTGAACGTCTTGAAAAGGGTGCTGGATCAATGATGGATCGAACAGCAGGTTTGGCTTTTGCAAGTGAGGTAATTGAATCTATCAGTTGTGAAATTGAAGATCCAGATGTTGTTGATCGAATCAGTGGAAGAATTATTGATGCCCTAGGTAAACAGAATGGTTGATGCTCGTTGTAGACATCGAATAGGAGGTGCTGGATCAGGAGGACTTGGACTTCCTTCTGACTCGGGTGAAGGTTTTGTCTTAGGTGATGCTGTAACTTATCAAATTACAGCTTTTGCAGTATCTTTAGCGGAAGGCATAACTCTTGGCGATTCTATATCTTCAAAAGCCACCTACCATGTATCACTTACAGAGGGACTTATACTCGGTGAAACAAACAAAGGTGTTGATCCTGTATCCAAAAGTGATGGACTGTTATTAGGAGACACGGTTGTTGGCGTTTTTAAAGGTATTACATATACAGAGGGCCTAAAACTTGGTGAGAGTTATATAACCAACATCAAGGGACTACATACTGAGGGTCTAATTCTCAGCGGTTTAGTAGACAATCAAAGCACAGTTACGTTGGTTGAAGGTCTAAAATTTGGATCAACAATTACTATAAAGCGTAAGCAACATATGTATGAAGTTTTACGACTTGGAGATGGGGATACAATTAAAGCAGCAGTTGAATTAACTGAAGGATTTGTACTCGGAAGTGCAAATAATCCTGTAATCAATGTTTCTCATACAGAAGGTCTAGTTTTTGGTACTGTTGATAAGCATGTAACAACTGCTAAGCCGAATGAAGGTTTGGTTTTCAGTGATTCTACATCGTTTATGTTAAATGCTCTTAAAGTTGAAGGTTTGAAGCTCGGTGAAACTAATACACCGTCCAAAATCAAGGTTTTACATACTGAAGGCTTGATTTTGGGTTCAGTTCATCCAGGAGTACCTAAATTTCAACGATCTTTGACTGAAGAAGTTCAAATGGGTCAAAGTCCTCAATTAGATAACTCAAATCATTACCAAATCAGTGAAGGATTCAAGATCAGTGACACAATATCTGAACCTTTTGGTTTTCAAGATGGTGTTATCTCTGACAGTTTTGTAAGAGTACTTACAGATGGCAATTTCAAGCAAACTGACGGTAAGTGGGATGATGAAATTCAATGGTCGTATACTCCATCAAAAGTATCTGCAAGAATTGATTGGGCAGACAAATTTCTTACAGTTTTGGATACTCTTTCACCTACTGTTGGCTATGTTAGCAGTAATTTGAAGCTGAAACACACTGTTAATGTATATGATGTTGGAGAAAGAATAAGACCATTTAGCACAATTGGTGATTGGGATCAAGGTTACATTTATATTCGTACAACTGGTTACGGTGCACTTATACCAGGATTCAAACGACCAGATGGTAAATGGGATGTTTTTCATACACATTCTGCAGGAATGCGAATTTCTAAGAAAATTTTGAATTCTTCCGCAGCTTGGGATATTCTTGTTACTGCACCAATCGTTGACATGGAACTTGATCCAAATACTGTTTCAAATCCTTACAGAGAATCATTTATTTGGTACGAAGGGGGAGGTTTTAATTTTGCTCAACGATCTTTAATGGCAGAAGGAAATGCAGCTTCAGTTGGACCTATTGATTGGCCTGTAGATGATCATATGTTTCAAGGTGCTATTCGTCATGGTAATGCAGATGGAAGTAACATGTGGTTATTTTTACCTGTAGCTCTTGGGACTGGAACTACAAATGTTTGTGAAGCATTTTTCTATTCACAAACTGAGCCAGAAAATTGGCCTTTTCCAACAGTGATGCCTTTAAGTGTGACACCTTGGAAACAAAGTAATAACGAAATTACTGGTTGGTGGTTACTTGATGTTAGTGACACACGAAAAGTAACTATACCCGGTTCTGGAACAAGAACTGGAGTGTATAATAAGTTTTTGTTTCAAGATGATGTACCTGTTGGAGCAACGATCAAAGGTGTTGAAGTAGCATACATTTGTGCATCTGATTTGAGTTATTGTAAAGATCAGAGTGTTCAATTATATATAGGTGGATCAGCTACTGGTGATAATAAAGCCAGAACAGCTAGTAAATGGGTTTGGCCACCTGGAACTCCTTTACCTTCAACATTAGGTATGCGTCAAATGGGAGATATGGATGATCTTTGGGGTAGTACTCCTACAGCTGCTCAAGTACGTCATAACATCCAATTTGGAGTTGCTTTCAATGTTGAAAACACTGATGCTTCAAACAGAGAAGCACGTTTAGGGTCAGTTAAGATGCGAATTTGGTACAACTAACATAGGATACAAAATCATGCCAAGACTCAAGTTTGTTGAACGATTCATGAACAAGATTCGAGCACGTCAACCGTCCAGGACCATTCGTTTGAAAGGTCATTATAAGCTCGTCGGAAAACGAGCAGATGGTTCAATCAAGTGGGTTGAAGAATTTGACAATATTATTGTCAATGTGGGTCTTGATCACACTTTGGATGTTATGCTCGATGCTGGATCTCAAATCACAACTTGGTATGTTGGTATCAAAGGTACAGGTACTCCTGTTGCCGCTGATACAATGTCAAGCCATGCAAGTTGGTCTGAGATTACGGATTACTCTCAAGCAAATCGTGTAGCTTGGACAGGTGGTTCTGTTGCAAGTCAATCGATTGATAACTCTGCATCCCCAGCATCGTTTACGATCAATCAAGATGCAACTGTAATTTACGGTGCATTTTTGACATCAAATAACACGAAGGGTGGATCAACTGGAACATTGTGGTCTGCTGGTGATTTCGCATCCAGCAAGTCTTTGGACAATGGTGAAATTCTTGAAATCACCATCACGTACACATCTGCGGATGATGGAGTGTAATATGAGTGGATTTGCACCAACAATTGCGACAAATTACCGTCTACTCAATGTTACAGGTTTAACAACACTTGAGTCTTTGGATAAATTGGTAGAAACAGCTTTGGCTTTGAAGTCAGCACCAGCAGATGCTTTACCGGAAGAAACACTTGTTGAGATTGCATTGACACCAGCAGCTGATATCTTAGTTGGTGACCCATTGACAACGGATACGATGACTGTGTCTACTCGAACTGTTTTTCCAGTTAGTTCACTGACAAAAATAGCTATTAAAAATGCTGTTGTTGTCAGTGTGGAGATGTACTTCGTATGAGAAATCTTGGATGTGGAATCGGATTGAGTAATTGTGCTTTAGCCACTTCTGGTGAGCAAGCTACTTACTTGGTGCAAGAAAGATTTGACGGTGGAGACGAGTCTAATCCAATTGCATCTCCTCATGGAGCGTTGACGGCTGTTCAAAACGACGGTGATTTTGAAATCACTGGTGATGAAATCGTTGCAACAGCTCAATCGACACCTACGTGGGGTGATTTGGTTTTACGTACCACGAATACATTTACACGTAAAGCTGGTACAGCATTTTTGATCAAAGTGAAAAAAGATTCTACTGTTTTTGCCCCATTTCTTGGAATCAGTGGTTCCAATGCATTTGCATTAACTACTGATGATCCTCAATTGTATTTTTGGTCAACGGGTTTGCTTGCATGGGTCAGTTCACTTGGACAATCACGTATTGGTACAATCGCTGCTGATACGTGGTATGAAGTTGTCATCATAGTACGCGTAGATGGATGTTTTTTCGCAATCAAGGGTGGAATCTATACAGATTGGACAATTGTCTGGGAAACAATTGTTGGTAACGACTCTGACATTTATGCTGGTATTTCTGCGTACAATGATAATTTCTGGGTAGATGATTTTGAAATTGTTGAAAGTGTTGACACGTCTGATATGCTACTATTGAGTGATACGTTCACACGTGCCAATTCAAATAATATTGGTTCGACAGACGGGCTTGCAGCAGAAGAAATTGGGGGAGATGGTATTGCTTGGGAAGACCATGGTACCCAAACATGCTCTATTTCAACAAATCGTCTAACAGCTGAGTGGCATGACGGTACTTTCCAGTACGCAATTGCAGAAACTAATCAGTCTGACATCAATATTGAAATCGATGTTGAATCAGATACTTATGGTGTTTGGGGTGGAACAGCATTTCGATGGACAGATTTTGACAATCACTGGATGACTTATCGTTCAGATGCATATTTACGTTTAGTTGAAAAAGAAGCTGGTAGTAGTACAACTCGAGCTTCTGATTATGATGTAACATATGATTCTGGTGTACAACCTATTCGAGTATCAGCAGACGATGAAGAGATTTCAGTACACATCGGGGGTGAATACAAATTTACGTATGCAGGTGCTGTCACAAATAAAACAGCTACAAAACATGGATGTATTGTTCAATGGTCAGGAACAAATTTTATACATGAAATCAATGTTTGGAAACGTCATCCAGAATTAACATTGATTTCGCCTGTGAGTCCATAAGGATATTTTGATGCCAGATCGTAATCGTGCACTAATCGTGAGTCCATGGGTCGCAATGGAAGATGATCCATCTGATGCACCAACAAATCATCCACTACTTATGGACGAATATGTAATATTCAAACATGTTGATGTGTCCGAACAACCTTCTAAAAATCTAATTTGTGTTCCCAATGAGTGTGCAATCGAGATTGAATGCTCAGATGAAGTTTTGGCAGCAATTGAATTAGATTCAGACTACGAAGTTTTATGGTCAGAGGAGATTACATAGTGGCAAAGAAATCAGTCACTCCTGGAAAGAAAAAAGTTGCAAAAAAGAAACCAGTCACCTCTGGAAAGAAACCAAAACACAAAGGAAAGAAATATAAACCTAATTCCATCAAAAAAGCTCAATCCAAAGCAAAATTGATGGGTAAGGGAGTTTCTGCCAGTGTCGCAGGTTATGTTACAGGTGAAGGGGAAGATATCGACAATAAATCAATTTCAAAACGTCGAGTTACATGGATCAAAGGACTACCGTTGGAGATGTACTTCGTATGAGAGACTTAGGCATGGGACTAGGTTTGAGTAGTCGTGAATATCCTGTAGGGGGTATTGCATATTTGTTACGTGACCAATTTACCACGCCGGAAGCCGCACCGATCGCATCGCCGCGAACGTGCGAACCTGGGCCGGGCACGCTGGCTCTTACGCAAATTGACGGTGCTCAATGGTCAATTGTTGACGGGAATTTAACTGATGACACATCGGCTGTCGGTTGGTTTAAGCAAGTATGGGCAACCGACGACACGTATGCAGTCAACGCTTCCCCCGGTTGCATATGGGGGATGAAAGTTCCGAACGGATTTGACACATATGTGTATGCTGGAATGTGTGCCAACAAGATAACAGGCTGGGCACCTGACGGAATCTCACGGGGCACAGCAGATGCTCTGAATATAATTGGAACGGGTTCAATCCTAACTCCCTACGTGGCATCAGAGCCGTTTGAGTTTTACATGATCCCAAGGCCGGACCCATTTGGTCACTATTTTCTTCTGAAGCAGTCGGGTGTTACCAAGCTCGTCTATGCTCGGGATTACGCCAATTACGGGTTATACCATTGGACGTGTACGGGATATAGCAACATCGGGGATTTCAGTGAAGTGTTCATCACTGAAGATACATGGTATCCGACACCGCTGCAAAGTGACACGTTTGATCGTGCGGACTCAAGCGATCTTGGATCGACAGATGGTGCCGGATGGGAGAACGCGGCAAGTGGCACGGCAACGGCATGGATTCAGTCTGGACTCACGGATACCGAAATCGTGAGCAATGGTGTTGAACAGGTTGAAGCCTCCGATGCCTATCGGCATCACGCCGTTGAATGCGGCGAAGCGGACATCTTCATCAGCATGAAGTGGACTCCCGCAGCATCCGGGTATGGGATATTCATTGCTCGGTACACTGATTCCGACAATATGTGGCAGTTGCAAGTTTACAACGGTAATGGTATAGCATACCTGTACGAATGCACCGGCGGAATATGGTATCAACGCAACGCAGTAGATGTGGATGCTGACTTGACCGCTTCACCTCATGGTAGTTGGCAACTTGACGGCGATGACATGTTGTTCGGCTTAACAAACGGCAAAGGGATGACGTACTCTTCGTCGGCACATAACACGAGCACCAAGCATGGATTCGCTTTGTACACGACGGGAGATCGAGTTTTGAAGTGGGCTTGTTTTGCTGTGGATCAGTCAGAGAGCATTATCAATGTATAGAGCACACGTTGTTACCTCCTGGATTTCTGGTCCAGATGCAACCGGCAAGACATCATGGCATCCTAAACTTGCGAACGATCATGATGTCTTGTGTGAGGATGTAACGCAGCAACTTGCCGCGAACATACCGCCCGCTCCAAACGAATACACTGTCGAAATCGTATGTAGCGAGGAAATACTCGACGAGATCGAGGCGGATTCGGCTTACTTCGTTTCATGGTCCGAAGAAATCATAGAGAGTCCAGTGTGATGGCAAAGAAACCAAAGAAAGAAAAACCAATCCATGGTCAAAAAGTCAGTGAAGCAGTTCGACTAAAAGCAAAAGGCTATAGTAAAACCCAAGCTGATAAGTTAGCTGGTATAGACGATGATTTAACACGAGAAGAGATTTCAGATCAAAGAATAGTTCTTCAAAAACAATTTCCAAAAGCCATATGATAACACTTCAAGAGGAAATAGCTGCCAAAATTTCAGCAGGATTGCAAAGAAGGACAGTCAAAAGTTGTTCAAAATGGGCAGAGAAATACCGTGTAATGGGAAAACCTTTTCCTGGTACATGGAGTTTTGATCATCATCCTTGGCTATTGGAGATGCATGATACGCAAGCAGAAAAGACTGTTGGTCAAAAAGCTGCTCAAATGGGTTATACCGAATGGGCAATGAATTTAACTTTTTATAACATGGATGTAAACAGTTTTGATTGCTTGTATATTCTACCCACGTCTGATGATGCTGGAGACTTTTCAGCTGGACGTTTTGATCCTGCATTAGAATTATCGCCACATTTGCGAGGTTTTTTCTCAGATGTCAATAATGTCAGACTGAAGCGTGCTGGAAGTAATACTTTATATGTACGTGGAAGTCATAGTCGAAGTAAACTGAAGTCCATTCCGACACCCTTGATCGTTGTCGATGAAATGGATGAAATGCCACCAGCAAGTATTGCATTACTTGAAGAAAGACAAAGTGGACAAGTACAAATAATCTTGATTTTTCTCAGTACACCTTCAATTGATGGATTTGGGATCAATGGTGAATACATTCTCAGTACAGAAGAACACTTTCATTTCAACTGCCCTCTCTGTAACAGAATCATTGAGTTGGAATTTCCTGATTCTCTTGTGGTTACTGCTGAGTCTCTAACAGACAAAGGTATAGTGAATTCTTACTTGCAATGTATGCAATGTAAGGGTAAACTACCAATTGAAAAACGTCCAAATGGAGAAATTTATAAACCTTGGTTAAAGCATCGAGATCGAGGTGGAACGGCTCATTTTATTCCTTCACATTCTAACAGAGACGTACGAGGATTTCATGTTAGTCAATTTTACAGTATGGCACGAGTCGGAGATCCTGTAAAATTAGCATATGCAAAACTCTTAGCGGACCGTGATCCAACTCGTGCTCAAGAATGGTGGAACTCAAAAGGTGGACTTACTTATGAGGCAGAAGGAGCAAGAGTAACTGAGAAAAATTTGATGGATTGCACAGGTGGATATCACAGTGGTCCATCATCTGCACGTGAAGTTATTCCAACAATGGGAATTGATGTCGGTGCAGTTTTACATACAGTTATCAAGGAATTTACACTTGAAGGTTGGATGCCAGCAATGGCAATCAATGATTTAGCATCAGCTAGAATTCTTCAAGCAAAGACAACCAGTGGAAATGTTTCAAATGGTGAAGATGATTTTGAAGAAGCTCTTGAATGGTTTAAAAAATATGGATGTCTTGGTGTTGTAATTGATGCAGAACCGGAACGACGATCAGCTTTGAGATTTGTACAAAAGATTTGGGGACGTGCTTTACTTTGTGACTATTTATTTTCTCAGTCAGGACGTGAAGCAATCATTGATGAAGATGCCGCCAGCATAAAAGTCAACCGAACTGCTTGGATGGACATTTCACTTGGACGTTATAAGAATGGAAGTGTTCAGATACCTGTTGACATTAGTCTTGAATTCAAAAGTCACATACGTGAACCCGTTCGTGTGTTTCAAGAAGATAAATGGGGAAATAAGTACGGTGTCTACAAAAATGTGAAGCCAGATCACTTTGCACATGCTGACACTTATGCTGAGATCGCTCTACCATTGGCAACAAGTATCGCTCAAAGTTCAACCATAACGGATCTATACTAATGGTACAAAGAGCAGTAAATCCTTTAGAAACAGCCACTATAATTGCTAAACGTCATGCGTCTTATATTAGGATGTCGACAGATTGGGTAAAATGGCGATTAGCATTCAAAGGTGGAAAAGATTTTGTCAATAAATATCTTGTAAAACTTAGTGATCGTGAATCCGATCCTGAATTACTAGCTAGAAAAACAATTGCATTTGCACCTTCTTTTGGGAAGGCAGCAATCAATGATATTAAAAATTCAGTTTTTCAACGTGTGGGCGATGTTCATAGAGTTGGTGGACCAAAAAGTTATCAAAATGCAATTTTGGGACTTGAAGGTGGAGTTGATTTTGAAACTTCATCTATGGGTGAGTTTGTAGGTACACAATTACTTGCAGAAATGTTAATAATGCAACGTGTTGGTGTGCTTGTAGACAATTTTACTGATCTTGGATCAACTTTACGAGATAAAAGTACAAAACGACCTTATCTTGTACGTTTTGTTGCAGAAGATATTTTGAATTGGGCTCCTGTTCGTCCAATAAATGGATTCACAGCTTTATTGTTAAAAGAAACTGTAACTGTTGATGATGAATGGGGACTTCCTAGTACACCGATAACCAATTACCGTCTTTATAACAAAGTAGCAGACGGTGTACGTTTTCGTCGTTTTGATCCTGATGGTCATATCTTAAATGATGTAATGTTGGATATTGAAAAAATTCCGTTTGCAATGGCAGAAGTGGATAATAGTCTACTTATCGATGTTGCAGATTATCAAATTTCACTTTTGAATCTTGAATCATCTGACGTATCTTTTGCAACGAAAGCTAATTTTACATTTTATTACGAGTTTTTTGATCCACGAACAGAACAAACATTTGCAAAAACAGCTTTACCTAATGACACAGGAACAGAAGCAGAGGCAAAGACATCTGCACCAAAAGAAATTAAATTGGGTCAAGGTCAAGGTCGAAGAATTGGTAAAGGTCTAGAAAAACCAGGATTCATCTCTCCTGATCCTGATACACTTCGTGTAAGTATGGAAAAGGGTGAGCAACTTAAAAAAGACATACGCAATCTTCTCAACCTCAATCTTCAAAGTATGAGTCCCAGACGACAATCAGCTTCTTCACAAGAATTTGATAGTCGTAGTTTGGAATCATCATTATCTTTCATTGGACTCTTGCTACAGCGTCTAGAACGAGAGATAGGCGTACATTGGCGTGCTTTTGAGGGTGAAGGATCTGAGATCCAAGTAACCTATCCAAAAACGTATAATCTTAAAAATGATAAAGATCGAAGGGATGAAGCTGGAGAGTTGGAGGAATTACAAAATAAAGTTCCTTCTGCTGAATTTCGCAAAACAATTTCCAAGAAAATTGCCACAATTCTTGTGGGTGGAGATATTCCAGAAGATACCTTGAAAACAATTCATAAAGAAATTGATACTGCGGACACACTTACATCCGATCCACAAATCATTCTTTCGTCTCATGAAGCTGGGCTTGTCGACGATAAAACGGCGGCAGTTGCCATTGGTTTCAAGAAAGATGTTGTAAATCAAGCTAAGAAAGATCGTGCTGAACGTATCAAACTTACTTTAGAAGCACAAGGTGGTCCAGAAAATGCTGATGGGGACCGTGGTGCACCTGAGTTTGATAAAGAGAAACCAGATGAAAAAGATGGTAAAAAGACACGTGGTGAAGGTGCGGAGAATCAAGAATGAGTACATTTTATGGAACAGTTGCCGCCGCTGATACTTACGTCCTCAATGATCGTATTGAGGATGAAGGTTGGAATGAATATGATTCAGATACAAAAACAAAAGGCTTGAAAAAAGCAACAGCTTTGATCGAAAATCTTAATTTTGTTGGTGCAAAGAATGATGCTGCTCAAGTTCTTGAATTTCCTCGTGGGACAGATACAACTGTTCCTGAGGCAATCGAACTGGCAACATATGAAATTGCATACCAATTAGTAGTACATGGTAGGGATGTGGAATTAGAGGCGGAACAAATCGGAGAAGTAGCGACCTCCTTCGGTGCTGGCCGTTTGCGAAAAGATCCTGATATGGCACAGATTGCCAAGGCTCATTTAATTCCTAGTGCCGTAGCTTGGCGGCATCTTGTCCCTTATCTTTTGCCAGGCGATGAAGTAAAATTGAGTCGCGTTAGTTAGGAAGAATTATGAAAAGTTTGCCCGCAAAAAAGTATTTTTTACCGAGGTGGCGTCTTCTTCAGTACATGGAAGGCGATTCTCCAGCAGACGATTCTCCAGCAGACGATTCTCCAGCAGGCGATTCTCCAGCAGGCGATTCTCCAGCAGGCGAAAGTGAAAAGACATTTACTCAAGCCCAAGTGAATGATATTGTTCAAAAACGTGTTAAGGGAGAGAAACTTGAGAAACAGAAGTTGATTGATCAACTTGGTACTCTTAAGAGTAATTCTGATCTAACAATTGCTGCAAAAGATTCCCTTGCCCAACAAATCGAAGCTCTTGAAACGTCAATGTTGACAGAAAAAGAGCAAACAGTAAAAGCAACAAAAGCAGCTACGCAGAAATATGACAAGGATACAAAAATGTTGACCGAAGATCGTGATCTTTGGAAAAAACGTTTTCATGGATCTAGTATCACTCAAGCCTTGGCAGACGCTGCTGTCGAGCATGGTGCTGAAAATGTTTCACAGATCCAAATGATGTTCAGCGGTGCGACTGAAAATGTTCAAGGGAAAGATGAACAAGGGAACCCCACGGAAGATTTTGTTCCAACATTAACGTTTACTGGTTTGAATGCGGAAAAGAAACAAGAATCTTTTTCACTTCCCGTGAAAGAAGCTCTTGCTAAAATCCGGGAAGATGGTTTGAACTCAAATTTGTTCAAGCATAAGTCCAAATCAGGTACAGGAGATCCACCAAAGGGTGGAGCTGGTGGTGTAGAAGGTCAATTTAACCCAAACAAACCCCCAGAACGGAAGGATTACTCCACTCAAGAGGAATGGGCTACTGCTTATGATGCGTGGAGGAAAAAGAGTCAAGAAGGTAAATCCAAATTTCAACAGAGGTGAAATATGTCAGCGAAAAGCATTTCTCGTCCGCATAGCCGTGGTCAATGTGAATCTCGTGGTTCAAGAGATCGTGGTTGGAAAATCAGTCGGAGTAGCAAACGTTACAATCGACGCAATTGCGTTCTCGGTATTAGTCGCTTTCATGCGAATGATACGGATGCATTCATCCCGGAAGTGTGGGCCCGTGAATCCGTACGTGTTCTGTCGGAACAAATGATTTATGGTGCAACAGTACATCGAGATTTTGATCCGTTGGTGGCACAATTCGGTGAAACGATTCACACTCGCAAACCGGCAGAATTGACCGGAAAACGAAAGCAAAATGATCTTGATGACGTTGAGGATCAAGACGTTGCTGCGACGGACATTGAAGTAAAGCTCAATCAACGAGTTTACTGCTCATTTATCATTGGTGATGGTGAGCAAAGCAAGTCGTTTGTTGATCTTCTGGATGAGTATTTGGTTCCGGCGATGCGAGGAAACTCCCGTCTTTTGGATTAGTGCTTGGGTGGTCAAGTTTATCAATTTCTTGGCAATCGTGCAGGTGGTCTTGGAACTCTTTCCAAAACCAACTCGCATGACTATCTGTTGGATATGCGTGAAGTATTCAACACGAACAAAGTTGGTCTTCAAAATCGTTGGTTGGGTCTGGCTTCACGGTCAGAAACAATGATGCAGAAGACTGATTTGTTCAAGTCGGCTGAGAAGATTGGTGATGATGGTACTGCTTTGCGTGATGCGATGTTGGGTCGTGTGGCAGGATGGAATACTTTTCTTGAATTGAATACTCCAAGTGTTCGAAATGCTGGAAAAGAAACTGCTACCACGACTGCTGCAGCTGCTTTGGCAGGAGCAACAAGTGTTTCTTCAACTGCTGCTGTTACAGTCGGTGCTTATATCACCATAGTTGGTGATATGACTCCTTTGCGTGTGACTGCTAGTGCGGGCACTGGTCCGTATACGTTGACCTTGAATCGTCCGTTGTTGAATGCTGTTGCCAGTGGTGCGGTTCTTCAAGCGTACACAACGGGTCTTGTCAATCAAGCAGTTGCCATTGCTGTAGGTCAGACTCACTTGGCGGCATCAGATGGTTATCCTGCCAATTGGATGAAGGAAATTGTGATTGATGCAGGTGTTCCACAAGAGGGACAACTGGTCAGTTTCAAAACTTCTGGTGGTACTGTGCTCCCTGGTGAATACAGTATCGTTCAAGCTTCGTCAACAACGATACTTTTGGATCGTCCTCTTGATGCGGCGATCGACAACAATGCCATTGTGTGCCTTGGTCCTGATGGTGATTACAACTTCGCATATCAACGTGAAGCTTTGACACTCGTGAATCGTCCGTTGGCTTTGCCACCGGCAGGTACAGGGGTGCGTTCTGCCAATGATATGTTTGAGAACATTGCATTGCGTGTTAACATGGCGTACGATGATGTGAAGGAAGGTACGCGAGTCAACGTTGGTGGACTGTTCGGCATCAAGCAATTGGACGTTGCCCGTGGTGGCGTTTTGCTTGGTTAGGATCTGGAATCGCCCTGGGGCTATTTGGCCCCAGGGTTAGTGGAGAAATCATGTTCAGACTTTCTCAAGAGCAAAAACGTAAACGACAAGATATGCGGAAAATTCTGTATAGCTTACGTATGCGTTATGGTGTGAAAGCCGAGTTATACAAATACGAGGAAGGTGTTACATTTGATCCAGAAACAGGAAAATCTGGTGTCGCAACTCGTACGCAGATAAAACTCAGAAAATTTGTTTCTTGGGCTGCGATGACTTCTGAGAAGTTTGAATATGATCTTGCTTATGTTGCTGCAAACAAAAATTTCACGTATGGTGGATTATTTGAAGTTGGTGATCGTTTTGCAATAATTGATTGGCCAGGAGAAAAATTAGCTGATAACTTTGAAATGGATCTTAGTTTTTACATCGTTCTTGACGGTGTTCGCTATAACATTAAAAAGTATGAACAGCTAGATCATAAAGCTGGTTTTATCATGTATTTGCGTCGTATAAATGAACAATTACCACATCAAATAATTTCTAGAACTGTTCAACATCAACTTGTCATTTCCAATGATACAATTGTAGGTGTTTTATGAGTTATCCTTCACAATTGAATCGTTGGGTACGTGCATCTCTTGTGAAGCATTTTTACAATGCTTTAAAAGACATTGAACATGTACATGTTGAAGGACAAGAAAGAAGAACGAAAGACAAGCAAAAATGGTTTGAATTAAGGATTGATGGACCATTTATACGTGAAGTAACTAAAAGTAGATTCAGAATCAACACAGAGGTTAATATACTCGTTGTTAACCTTCAAGATAATTCAAATCCGTCTATCTACGGTATGGATGAGTTAACAGGTCAAGCTGCCTCGAAATTCGTGTCTTGTGTTGAAATTTTTCGTTATGGAGATGTCGCGGATGATGCTGCTAACGATGGATCTAGAATCGGTGAACTCCAGTTACGCCCGCAAAATGACGAGGAAATAGACGTTACATTTTTTGGTAAACTTCGTCCTGATACACCTGTCGAACAGGCATCGGTCGAAAGTCATTACCAGGGTTTCTGGACATTCTAGGAGAATTCAAATGACCGAACCGGCAAAAGTCTCACTTAAGAACTCAATTGTTACGTTTGTTGATGGTACTGGAACACCGTTGACTTTGGATCTTAAAATGGATGATGGCAATTACACTTGGACAGAATCTACTCCTCGTGAGTATATTCCAAATCGAGGTGATATTGCAACAGGATCAGTTCGAGATGAAGATGATGTTCCGATGGCTGTTACGTTCCAAGGGAGATTTGACAAAGTTATTTCTTCTACAGGGGAACTCGTATCAATTCGTGAATTTTTGAAAAAGGAGGGTGCTGCATCTGCACATGTCACAACTGGTGATGCATGTGAACCGTATTGCATTGATATTCAAGTACATATCACAGCAGACTGTGGTACTGTTTTGAATGAACTCGTTACGTTTCCTCAATTTCGTGTTGAGGAAGTTGGTGGTGATTTTCAAGCTGGCCAATTGGATATTTCTGGACGTTGTAAGGCTGTTTCTCCAACGTCAATCCGAACGGCCTCATAGAAAGGTCTATTATGAAATTGCAAGGTAAAACTATTCAACCGCCCAAACCTCTTACCATCCCCGTATTTCGTGATGGTAAGAATCTAGGTCTACTTGCAGGCCCAGTACTTTCTTTCCAATCTTTTACGGATATGTGTCCAAAACCTGAACCTCCTGCATCTTATGACGTGAAAACAGGAACAAAGGAACAATTAAAAGAAGATCCTGCTTTTTTGAAAAGTTTGGATATTTGGGCCGATAGAAAAACTAATTGGATGGTTTTGACATCTTTGTCTTCAAGTCCCGATCTTGTATGGGATACTGTTGACATGGAGAAACCTGAAACTTGGAAGAATTTTCGTGAAGAGATGGAGAGTTGTTTTAGTGCACAAGAAGTGGATATAATAATTTCTTGTGTTTTTGACGCCAATGTGCCAACAGAAAAAAGAGGAGAAGAAGCTTCTGATCTTTTTACAGATACGTCGACGGAAATGGATCAGGAAGTTTCCGAATCCCCGACGGAAGAACAAAACTCTATACCATCTGGAGAGCCTGTGAGCGATTTGGAATCCTCCCCCCAGACATAGCTTCTAAATGGGAAGATAATAGTTGGTGGTATCAAGAAGCTATGTTACAATATGAACATGGTCGTGAGTATGAAGAATACAAAGAACATGAAAGTGTTGTTTTAGCAGGGGTTAAACGTGCTTAGATTTGGCAAAGGTCTCCAAGCCGTTCAAATGAATCGTGTAGATGTTTCACGAAGAACTGATCGGATTTTAGGTCAGACTATTCGTGAGGCTGCACGTAAATGGTTAAGAGCTTGGCTTGCTGAAGGTGTACCTGTTGAGACAGGGATGGCAAAAGGGACACTTAGACCTTTAGGACGTTTTCTTCGTGTCAGTGTTAATATACGACCGATAAGGAAACCATATTACAGTCATTTGGAAGAGACTATACAAGACGTGGGTGCAGGTGAAGCAAAAAGTGAATTTGAAATCAAGGATGATAAGTCTGATCCTGGATCTTTTATTTATGAATTTCAATGGTCTACAACAGTATTACATTATATGGAACATGAGTTTTATAACGGTGCCGCAATGGTTGGGCGGGATGCTTTGAATAATCCTGCAACTGACGCGTTTTTTGCACAAGTCGATAGAGCTATTGAAAGAAGATTACCTGTTTCTCTTAATCTTACTGTGGTGGATGTCTAATGGGTAAACAGTCAACACAGAAATATGTTATTGATGCTAAGCAAGCTATTGATTCAATCAATAAAGTTGCTAAAGCTATTGATAAGCAGAGAGAAAAAGTAGCTGCTTCTAATGTAGCTACACGTGCTCAAACTAAGGCTACAGGAAAAGCAATTGAAAAGTTAGGAACTTTTCGAACCAAACTCAAAGATGTTAATACATCTTTGAGTGGTTTAAATACACGTTTGCCTAAAACCACTGAACATATTAGAAATCTTGGTACAGTATCTAAAACAGCAGCTAATCGTATGTCTGCGATCGCAGATCATGCGGGACGTGCACGTTCTGGTTTACGTACTGCTGCAGATGCTGCAGAAAAGTTTACTGAACGATTTAGAGCTGCTTCGAAGAGTCTTGTTTTAAGTAGAAAGGCTATTGAACGGGCTGTCACTAGTTTAGGATTATTTACAACTCAAGTTAATATTGCAACAACTGCTCTTATTGAGTTGAACAAACAACTCTTGGCCAATCAAACTGTTGTTAACAAACAGAATACAGGTTATAAAAGAAGTGCCAAGAATATTGACAATATGACACGTGTCTGGAGAATTTTTTCAGGTGTCATTCTGGCAACTGCTGTTCATCGTGCAATTTTACGAACAGCACAAGCTTTGATATCTGCAACCAAAGCAGCTGAAGAATTTAGTATACGAATTCATGAAATTCGTACGATCGCAGATCGTAATGCATTATCTGTTGGAGAGTGGTCAAAAGAACTTCGTGGATTATCCACAGATTTTGGTGTTGAGCAATTGACAGCAGCTGAATCAGCTTATCAATCTTTGTCTAATCAGATTGTTGATGCTGGTGATACAACTGGTTTTTTGCGACAAGAAATTAAACTCTCTATTGTTGCTGCGACAGAATTAAATACTTCAGTTAGTGCAACAACTGCTGCTTTAAATTCTTATAAATTAAGTGCTGCATCTACTGCACATGTGAATGCATTATTGTTTGCAACTGTTGTTGAAGGTCGCTTACGTTTGGAAGATATTGCAGAAACACTTGGACGTGTTACCATTCTTTCATCTGAATTAGGTGTTACACTTAAAGAAGTTCTTGCAACTATTTCATTGACAACAAAACGTGGTGTTTCAGCTGCAGAAGCTATGACATTCTTGAGGAATGTTTTTCTTGCTATGTTGAAACCTTCTGAAGAATTGCAAGCTGTTTTTACAGAATGGGGTGTTACTTCTGCTGAAAATGCATTTGCTACTTTTGGTTATGCAGAAGTTATGGCAAAACTAGGTAAAGAAGCTGAAAAAAGTGGAAATCGTTTAGGTCAATTAACTAAATTTTTCAGACGTATTCGTGGATTGATGGGTGGTGTTGTTGCCACGTCTGGTGATCTTAAAGATGAAATGAAAGAATTGACTGAAACTGCTAAAGGTTTTGGATTAGCTTATGAAGAAAGTATGGAAGGTCTTGGACGACGATCTAAGATCCAAACGCAGAAGGTTCGTGTTTTCTTTGCAAAAATGGGTGATAGTATTCTCAAAACGTTTGTTCGTGTTGCTGAAGCAGCAGGTGGTGCTGACATAATTTTAGAGAAAATTAAAATAACATTGAAAACAAGTATTAAAGTTTTTGTTTCTTATACTGTTGCTGTACGTGCAGCAATTGTTGCAAATATAGGTTTTGGTAAATCTTTTTTGAGTCTTTTTGCAAGTAGTTCAAAAGCTACTACAGGTATACGTGCTTTGACAGCTTCATTAAAATCATTAACTACTGCAAGTGTTGCATTTGTAGCCGTAAGTATTGCATTTGAATTGGCAGATGCTGCAGCAGCAACGGCAAGATTTGGAAATTCACTTCATGTTGCAGCTTTTGAAGCAGATACTTTTAATGATAAATTAGCAGAATCCTCACAGAAATTTGCTAATGATATTTTATCAGCGAATCGTGGACTCTTAACCCTCATAGCTAGTCTTGAAGTTGGTATCAATCGTTTGGACGCAGGTTTTAAAGATTCTTTTGGGAAAACTATTGATGATCTTGTTGATGGATTGAAAAAACCTTTTGATGCGTTGGAATCCAAATTAGAAGGTACCAAACGTAAAATTGATAAAATACGTTCTGATATTAAATCACGTAAGGACACAGAAGCAGACCGTTTATTGGATTCCAAAGTTGAGAGTGAAACGACACGTATTGAAGTTGACGTAGCTGAAGGAGGTAAAATTAAAGCCTATATTGGTTTACGTGATCGGCTTTTAACTGAAGCTCGTAAGGCTATTGCAGCAAAGGATATTGAAGCTTTTGATCGATATATGGATCATGCTGAACGTATTCATAAAGATGTTCAAGCTCGTGTTCTCAAAGCTCGTGCAGATGCAGCAAAAGAAACAGAAAAACAACTTGTAACGGAATTTAATCCGTTAACAGGTAAAAGAACCACCAAACTTAAAGATGTCATTGTTGGAAATCCTGAAAAAGAAGCAGCTTTTCTTGCTTTATTTAAGAGATTGGAACAAGCACGGGTAGATATTCTTGAATTTAAGATTCGTATGGAAAGAGAACATGCTAAATTCAAGGAAGCTGAAGCTGCTAAAGAGGAAGCAATTCTTAAGAAACGTACAG